CAATCATTGAGTGAAATTCAGTCAGTCATCAATGGTTTAGATTTAAGTAAAGTCTCTACACTTAATACAGATTCACTTATTGGTAACTTAAATAATTTAATTGATTCATTACCTAAAGAAATAGGATCAGTTGATTCAGATGCTTTTAGATCAGAAATAGATAAGGTAATTTTAGCAATAACTGACTTAATACAAGTCTTAAAAGGTTTAGAAAAAGGACTAAATGTAAAAGGATTTAGAACAGCATCTAATGAGATTGAATTAAGCATAAATAAAATAGTAAATAATTTGCAATCAATAGCTGATGTTAATATTGGAGAAGTAACTAAGAAATCAACTCCTACTATTGAAAATGTTAACGAACGAAAAGAACTTGATAACAGTCAATCTAATGCCATTTTAAGAGAAATTCTTACAGAAATAAAATCACTAGCTAAAGGTGGCTTGTCTTTTCCACAAGGAATGCCACCCGTCTCGGAAGTCTTTCCCCCCGTAAAAAAAATTGATCCTGTACAGGCTATAACTACTGCTATCCCTAGATTGAGAGGTCAGGGGTCAAGTAATGGAGAGAAACCTAATGATGGTGGTTTATTAAAATTGATTGATGAATTCCCTCAACTTAATATCAATATTAAAAACGAGAGAAATAAGTATAAAAAAGTAGGCGAATTAAGATCGGAATTAACAACAGCTATTAATCAGTTGGGGGAAGCTGACGAAGAATTATTAAAAAACATCAGTGATTTTATTGTTAAGCAATGGAGTATTTTAGCACTTGATAAACATAAAAATTATAGCCCAAGTAATCTTGGTGAAAATGACATCCCCAATTTAGAGAATAAAGACGCAAACAAACTATTTAGTTTAAATGGTCAGAAATATAAACAAATGGGTGGGTTAATAGCAGCCGCAACTAATGCGGGGTTAGATAAAGAAATTATAGGAGAAAAATTAAATACAAATTTTGGACTTGATCTAAATTCTGTAAATGAAATGACTACTCAGTATTTAAGAGAATTAATTCAACCATTAAAGGAATTAAGTTTGGTCACTTTAAAAGAAACAGCATCAAAAAAACAAATGTTAACTGCTATAAAAGATTTTGTTGAGTTCTCCAAGAACAGCCAACCTAAAATTATTTCTACTGAAGGTGAGAATACAAGTGCAGAATCAAATAAATTACCGTTGGGGTATCAAGTAGCATTAAAAGAGGTTTTTACTGCCTATGGAATATCGGATTTACAGAATGTTAATATTCCTAAAATAGTACAAGGCAATATGAATGATGAAGAGGATGCTTTTTATACTCCTGAATCCAATACTATTTCTTTACCTGAAAAAGATGTTAATTTGTTATTTCAAGGAGGTATTACTCCTGAAATAATGAGAAAACTTTTACACGAATTAGGACATGCTGTTGTGAGTCGGTTTGGCGAATTGAAATTTAATAGTGTTGCTTCTACATTACAGCCAGTTGAAATACATATAGAGTTGACTGACGAAGCTAAAGAAAAAGCCAAAGAGTTTGCCGCCGAATATATTAAACCTCCTAATTCTTATAAGAATCCTATGATAGTAGATGAAGAGTATACTGTAGAATCGGTAGCTCAAACTCTTTTATCAGGTGCTATGGGAAAATTCGATTTTTTGTCGAATAATAAGGAGGCTGAACCAACTGGGACTGTTAAAGAATCTTTAGGGATTGAAAATCTTAAGATTTTACGATCTATTTTACAAACATTAAAAGAAATTAATTTTTCACTAATAGCGTGGCCTCGTGATGGAATTAATAAAGATATCCGACAAGGGAATGAAGAAGGAATTAACAGGATTAAAGTAAAAAATAACAGTGTAGAACAATCTAACCTAGTTGCTAATTCTCCCACAGAGGTAGGCAATCCCGAGGAAGTAGGCTCGAGATGGGCAGCGGCTCAAGGAGAAGTTAAACAGGTTATGGATGACATAGTTGAACATTCAGCAACTCAAGGATATGAGATACAAAAGAATTTCTCATCTGGTTCGCCTGGTTTACTTACTGAGATTTTAGGACGTTGGGATCGTGCAGTAAATGTATTTGGAAATATATTTGAGCAAGTTGGGTTAGCAGCTCAATCAACGGGTGCATCAATGAGGGAATCTTTTCTTGTCTCTTTAGAAACTTCTCAACAAAATGCTAATGAGAATGCAACTGATTTTACTAACAGGTTAAACTCATTAGGTGTCCAAATGAGTAATAATGCTAACGAAGGAGTCACTCAATTAGGTAATCATATTAATCTATTCCAAAATACTTTTGAAAGAGAATTTTCTGAAATAGGATCAGGGTTAGAAGAGTTTAATAATAGAGTTAATTATGGGTTTGGTACATTCTCCGATTCATTTTCTTTTTTCGAAAATGGACAATTTACTCAAGGGTTTGATTCTATAGGACAATCTGTTTTTGGCTTGGGGAATGCTTTTGGTACATTAAGTGATGATGTCAATAATTCAGTAAATAATGTCACTAGCTCATTATCGAATTTAGCAACTCAGTCAGTTTCTATCGGTGAATCTTTTACTAATGATCTAGTAAGTGGTGGTCGTGATTTATTAGGAATAGAAGCTCCTATTATAGAAGTAGGAAACCAAGTAGAAGAGCAGACAGTAGAAGAGCCTCCTGCTGTTGATTCTTTTGCGGGGGTAAGAGGTGCGGCACAATCGTTATTTAGATTAGCTCAAGATTTTGGACATATTCAAGCCGCTTTTGCTGAACAAATCGCTGCAGACGTTGCGGCTGGGATAGAAATAACTGGGAATCCTTTATTAGACGGTTTGGCATTGATGCAAAGAATAGACGAATCTAGCGAAGAATTTGAAGGTCGTCTTGGGGAAAGAAGTGAATCGGCTTTAGATTTATATAATACGATGGTTGCTATTTTTGATGTGGCTAACGGAATAACTTTTATGCAAACGGTAGTGAGTACACTTTCTGACGCTACTGCGGCTGGAACTGAATTATTCTTAAGATTAGAAAAAGTAAAAATACTATTACGGGATTTATCTTCAGACAGTGGTGAAGGAGCTTTGAAGAATATCAAAGAATGGTCGGCAAAAAATAACGCTAGTTTTACCAGTACAGCAGAGGGGTATGCTGGATTTCGGTCTTCTGTTTTAGGTACGGGTTTAGAGGCTAGTGCAGAAAGTACCTTCCTAAAATTTGCTAGTGGAATGTCAGCGGCTGGACTAGATACTGAGGCTCAAGCTCGTTCTTTTACTGCTCTCGGGCAGATGGCTGCAAAATCGACCGTAAGTATGGAGGAACTCTCAGGACAACTAGCAGAAGCACTACCCGGTTCTTTGTCAATAGCCGCTCGTGCCATGGGTATGACAACTAGCGAATTAGTTGATTTAGTTAGTACGGGTAAAGTATTAGCAGAAGATTTATTACCGAAATTAGCAAATCAATTTGAATCGGAAAGTTATCTTACTATGATTGAATCTCAGTCATCTCTTAATGTAGGACTTGCAAAATTTAACAGTCAAATAGAAGAATTGCAATTAGGATTAGCAGAAGGTTTGATACCCGTTTTTGGAGCTTTAGTTGCGGCTGGTAATACAGTTTTTTCCGTTTTAAAAGATTATATTGCTATTCCTTTAGCTGTAATTGCAGCTATTGGTTGGAGTATGTTAGAAAAATTTATACCAGGTGTAGCAACCTTAGTTCGTGTACTTTTCTCTTGGAAAAACGTGATGACAGCTACTGGTATTGCAACCTTCCGTTTAACAGCCGCACAGCAAGGACTTCGTATTGCTATGGCTGGTGCGGCGAGAACAGCACAAGCCCTAGCAGCAAGTCTATTGAAAATGCTTTTAATCCCCTCCTTGATCGAAGGTGTAATTACTTTAGTTTACGGAATTAGTACGGCGGGGAATGCTAGTTTAAAAAATTTAGATAAATCGTTTGATGATCTCAATAAAAGGTTAAAAAACAATTTAGGTGAATTATATAAAACGACAAAGAATCCTATAGAAATAACTATTTTAACAAAATATAAAGATGAAAAAGAAGATAAAGAAAAAGAATGGGAGAAAAGTCGTATTGGTACATACAAAAGAAATACTACCGATTTACTAGGAAGAGTATTTTCTGATCCAGTCGGTACTGCTGTTGGGGGATTACCGGGCGGACTATTTATAGACAGACAAAAGTTACAGGCTGGAGATACACCCGGTAGGAATTTAAGGAATGCTTTTGGGATTGGAAGTCAAGTCACTTACACAGATAGAGAAGGATTATCTAATACGAGAAGATTTAGCTCACCTAATATGATCATGGGGTGGTCAAGAAATCAAGAAAATTTAGAGAATATTCTGTCTAAGAGTACAAAATTCCGTACGGATGTACAACGGACTACTCTTAACCCAATATTTATTGCCAATACAAAAAAAGAAATCTTACAAAGACAAGCCGAATTGAAAGGATTGAATGCAGAATTATCATCAGCTAGAGACAATAAAGATTATCCTTTGCAAAAAAAGAAAACAGACGAATATGGGAAAAAGAAAAAAGAATTAGAGGATTTCATCGCACAAAGAACTGCTGGTGGCGTAGATTTGGGGAAGGTGCAAGAGTCTCTTTTAGCTGCATTAGCACAATTAGAGAAGGAAGGTTCAGAAGGTGAATTCGGAATGGGCTGGGATCGTATCCAAGAGAAAATAAAAACAGTAAAAAAAGAGATAGCAGCCTTACAACCAGCTTTGAAAGCTAATGCTGATATTGTTAGGACGATTGATGAAAGTCTTGCTAATATGGCGGATTCTACAAAGGCGATTAATAATGATTTCAATGATTCGTTGAAAAAAACATCTATTTCTTTTGTTAAAGAGAATATCGCCCTTTATAGTGACGAGACTTTAACTGATCGACAGTTATCAGAAAAGGAAAATAGATTAGCTTTAAATAATTCTAAAACAAACTTAAATAGTATTGGTGAAAAACAAAATTCTCTTGGTGGTATTTTAAACACTCCGATTTTAGACCCCTTAGTAACGAAACAATTCGATCTTAAAAAAGGTGCTAGTTTTAAAGATTTGGCAGAAACAGGAGTCGCCCCTGAATCAATTCAAAGTTTTATGGATACCTTCGCCAGTGAAATGCAAAAGAATCCAGATTTAACTGCTACTTTACAATCGACTATTAATTATATCGAAACTTTGAAATCTTATGATGAAGCCAAATTAGAGTTTCTAAAAGAAGATCGTACTTTTTATGATTCTTTAAAAGAGCAAGAAAGTACTTTAAAAGGATTTTTAAGAAGTCTTGAAGATTTAGATTTAAGTATTAGTGATTTCTTTAGAGATAGAGCCAGAACTATTTACGATACTCGTATCCAATTAGAAGATGCTAGTATTCAAAATCAACGGGGTAATCGTGATTTAGTTGAGGCTCATAAAGATTTAATGTTATCTTTAGAAACTCAATTATTATCTACTGCTAATGAGATCAAAAAGATTGAATCTGAATTAAATCGCCGTACTACAATCAATAAATTAAGAAGTGGTTTAGAGTTTGGGCAAAAAGGTTTCCTTGCTGATTTTATTAATTTAGTTGAGACTGTATCTACCAGTGAAACAGATGTTAAAAATGAATCTTTAACTATTGAAGAACAACGATTGGCGATCGCCAATGATATGTTAGGTATCGCCAAACAAATAAGAAGTTTACAAGAACAAGTCTTTGATTTAGAACGTACTAGAGAAAAACAACAAGAAGATTTAACACGTCAACTTACTGATTTTGTGACGGCTCAAAAATCTGCTTGGAGAGCAATTGAGAATCAAACTCAAGATATGGTATTAGAAGCCCAAAGAATGGGATTCAACTTCACTGGAATTGCGGATAGTATTCAAGGTATTAATTCTGCTTATGTTGATATTCATAACAATATTTCTAAATTATCAGATGCAGTAAGGGCTTCTGCTGAAAGTTATCAAGGACAAATGAATAACGGGGGAGGAGGTTATACGGCTGGGGAAGGTACGGCTGATAGTGGATCGATCAGTACAGGTGGTTATACTTTTGACATGAAAGCGAAACTAGAGAATACCACAATGGAACAAAGAAGAGCTTTTGCCATGCACTATCTAATGACAGAGAAAAAACAGACACTTGAACAAGCCTCTGGGATAGCTGGGAATATGCAAAAAGAATCCTCTTTTAATCCTTATATAGTCAATCCTGACGGGGGAGCTTATGCCTCTATGCAGTGGACTTCTGTAGGTGGGAGAAAAGAAAATAGGAAAAAATTTGCCCCTACTACTGGATATGTATATAAAGATTTAGCAAACGATATTGATTTTGCATTAGATAAAGAATTAAAAACAACACATAAAGATGCGGCTGTCGCTTTGAAAAAAGCTAAAACAACACAACAAGCTGTGACAGCATGGAATGAAGAGTTTGAGATTTCAGGGGATAGTAGCACTGGAGATAGATTGACTTACGGTTTACAATCTGAAGCTGTTGGCAGACAATTATTAGCTAAACCTCCAGTAACTACCACAACTAACGCTAATAATAAGCCTAAATCAACTGGTAATGCGACTGGCGACAATAATAGTACAAGTAAAAAGAAAACTACTCCAGTATTCAACTCTGCATCTATTATAAATCAAGGTTCATCAAAATATGATACCCCGCAACAAATTTGGGAAAATCTGTTAGTACCAAAGAATAATAATCCTGGTCAAAATATAATAGGAATGCTTACACCTATTAATGAAGCGTTAGCTAAAGGAGTTATCGATGCGGTCGCATTAGGAATATTAAAATTAGATTTCAATACAAAAACGCAAAAAATAGAAAGGGCTAAATTTGACTATGAAAAATTAAAAGGTTTGAAAGAGGGTGAACAAAAAAACAATATTAAAAAAGCCTTCCCGAACTATACCGCATCTTTTATTTATGGGAAAGAGGATTTAGAAGAATTAACGCAAAAATTATTTAAAGTCAAAAAAATAAATGAAAATCCTAAAGGTCCTTATAAAAAATTATTACCTCCTAATATCATAAATTATAATAATTTTACAGAAGACGACCTAACTAAATTGTCTAAAAATAGAAATAACTTAGGAAAGAATAAAAAAGAAATAGAGCTTTTCTTAAAAGCGGTAGATAGTGGACGTATTACTCCATTTTATGACGAAAAAACAAAAAGATTGAAAGGTTGGGATGTAAATAATGATAAACCTTTCTCAGAAAGTGAGCAATTCAATAAACTATTTGATTCTTACAAAGATAAAGACGGATATTTTAAATTCCAAGAATTTGAGAAATTACTTAAAACCGGACTAAGACAAAATAACGAATCCAGCCAAAATGAGCAATCTAATCTCCCATCTTCTAATTTAGTCGCCGCCAATTTTGATCCTAATGTAGTATCGGATATGGGTGGTTATCTACCAACTCAACAAAAACAGACATTAGATACTGAGCAATTTAATTGGGTAAAAGATGGGATCAATATTAATACCGGACCATTAAAAGAATTACAGGAAAAAGGTTTTGATTTTAATGAACCTGATAAAAATCAGATAGCACAAGTACCAATTTTAAATAAAAGTAATAATACTCAAAAACAAAATACTCAAAATGTAGCTAATAATCAATCTAACTGGCAACCTGTATCAGCTATAGGTGCTACAAAGAAGGAACAAGGAGAACTCTCTACTGGGTCGCATCTTCATATTGAGGCAAAACAAAACGGTCAATATATCGATCCAGATAAATATACGGATTATTTTAAAGTAGGGAATAAACCAATAGATGCTTATAGAATGACATCTGATTATGGCATGAGGACTCATCCTAAAACTGGGAAGTATAAAATGCACAACGGGATGGACTACGGCATACCAGGCGGAACTGTACTTTCAGTTGATACCAGTAAATTAGAACCATTAGGTTATTCTTATTCTCAGAGTGCAGGAGGAATTACTAAATTTAAAGACCGTGAGAATGGGAATATTATTCAGTTATTGCACCAAGCAGATGAAAGTCAACAATTAATAAATCAAGCTATAGGCAATCTAGGTAATGGTATTACTAGACTTAATGAAAATATTACAATACCCAAAATAGGCAAAATAACTCCTATCACTTTAAATAATGGTTCAGTGATAACAAGTAGTCTAGCTAATGCTACTAGCAATCAAAATAACTCTTATCAAGCACCAGCTAATCGTGATTATATGGCTAATGCTACTGGTGCGGTTATTAGTTATTCTGACATACAACCTCTCATGGACATTATTGAACAAAATAAAACTTTATCTAGTGATGAGACAAAGGCTTTATTATATGAGATTTTAAGTCTTAAAGAGGCTGGGAATCTTAAAGGTATTCAAGAGATTATGGAACAGCTTGGGTATAGCTTACAAGATTTAAGACAATATAAAGTAAATCTTGAAATGGCTAATATTGAGCAGAAAAAAGAGGCTGAGAGACTTGAGAGTGAAGTCAAGATGTACGATTTTGTGCAAGGGCTTCTTGATACTACAAGACAAGTACAAGATAGTGCATTTAGCCTAAAATCTCAGGTAGCTGATTTAGCTTTAAATGCCAAAGGGTATTTGACTTTTGATGAGGAAACTGCCAAACAATTTACTGAGATTACCAATAAAGCTCGTGAAATGGATAGGGCATTTTTCGAGCTCAATAAACAAATGGATACAGCGTTAGGGTTTACTCAAAATATGACTGATGAAGAACGAAGTAAAAGAGAGGCTGAATATATACCACAATTAAAAGCATCTATTGAGAACAATAAAGACATGAGTTCTGCAAAAAAACAACAACTTTTAACTATAGTAGATGATGCTCTTGTCCCTAATAGAGACAAAATAAAATTAATCAGAAAAGAGTTTGAACTTGAAACTTCTAAGGCTAATTTCGCATTAGAAGAACAAACACGAACAACGGGAATAAATAGAGCATATGAGAAAAGATTAGAAATAATGAAAGGATTAGCACAATATAGCCGTGTGATCGCTGAATATGAAAATAAGAAAAATCCTTTTGATACTGATGGGTTGAGAAAAGTTACCGCCATTGAAGAAATGATTCGACAAAAAGAGGAATTCAAAGCCCTTGAAGATTATGCCAAGAGATTCCCTGAGATGGCTGGAGTTGTAGCTGAATTAACTGAACAATTAGCAGAACTAAATAAAACTAAATTAGATGATGTAATTAAAGAAACGTCTCTATTCTATAAAGGTTTTAATGAGCCTATTAAAAATGTAATTGGAGATACGATCAATAGCTTCACAAAAGGGGAAAAGAGCTTTAATGATATTGCAAAGAGTTTCCTTGATAGTATTGCTAATTTCTTTATCGAGATGACAGCAACCATGCTACAAAATCAAGCTATGAAGTTATTAAGTAATCTTTTTGAAGGTACATTTATTGGTGAATATTTAGGATTACAAAATGTTAACAATGTTAGACAAGATGTGACTGGACAGTCTATAAGTTCGGTAGCTTCTTTAGCTGGCATGGGTTTTCAGAGTATAGGTACTGAACCTTATGATTTAAGTGGTGCTAGTTTAACAGGTGAGACAATAGCTTATGATTTTAGTAAAACGACTGAACAGTTAGCTATATCTTTAAATGATGGGTTATTAAATAGCTTTACCTCAGTAGGTCAAATCTTAGATGATTCCGCCGATAATCAATACATTTTACTTACTCAGTTGTTATCAATGCTTAGTGGAGGTGTGGCAGCAGAAGGTGGTAGTGGTGGTCTCTTAGGTACTGTTATAGGCACTGGTATTGATATGCTTACGGGTGCATTTACTGGAGGTGGTACAGGCTTAGGTGATTTTGCCTCCCCTGATGCTTTTACCAATATAGGGGCTGGTGCTACCAACTTTAGTTTTGATACTGGTACAAAATTAATCTCATCTACATTCCCTACATTTAAAGAAGGTGGACAGATTAAACCTCAAGATATACCTAATTTTAAAGATGGTGGTCGAATACTCGATAAAATACCTAATATAGCTAATTTTATGGCTGGTGGAGAGATTAAACCTGCAATGATACCCAACTTCAAAGAAGGGGGTGCGATAGGTCAAAAAATACCTAAAGTGGATAATTTTGCTAAAGGGGGAACAGTTAAAGATAAATTATCATCAATGATAAATCTCTCTTTGGGCATCAGTAAAGCGATGAAAAAAGAGGGGGCTAATGCCGTCCCTGCTGTACTCAGTGTGAATGAAGAAGTTTTACAATATACAAATGGAGACGCTGATTATTTTAGAGTTTTGGAAAAATCGGGAGTATGGGAAAGCCTAAAATCTGACTATAAATATAACCGCAGTATTCCTAATTACTTAAATGGTGGTAGTATAGGCAACCCCAGTACAAATAATATGAATCGTTCAAACAGTAATATGGTTGTCAACAATAATAGTTATGTGACAGTCAAAGCAACTGATGTAAACAGTTTCAGAAAATCAAGTAGTCTTATTGCACAGGAGCAAAAAATGGCACAGTCAAAAGCTAATAACTATATTTAATCGCCAAAGAAATCAGGGTAAAGAATTTGTTGCCCACGACAATAATGAGCGACATGAGTTTTCAATTCCTGTTTGTAAGCATATACTTCAAAACGATCTGTATTTAACAAAATCACAACTGTCACAAAAAAAGGATAATGAGATTTTTTAAAGCGTGTCATTGCTAAATCAAAACTCCCATCGGCACAAACTTGTTTAGCAAATTTTAATTTTTCATCAAAACCGACTATTTTATAGTCTAAGGGGAATCCTTTTTTTACTAAACTATCTCGATATGCTTTTGCAGATGGTAAATCTTTTGTTCTATATTGTGCCATAGCTGGAGATATAAAATTGAAATTGGCGATCGCCATTACACCCAATGCTATAATTAACTTTTTCATAATCTTAAATAATTAATAGTTTATATTTTTATTGTGATTTATTTGATGTCAGATGACAACCTTTTTAAAATTGGTATTTCAGAAAATCCTAACAAAAGACTGAAGCAATTACAAACTGGCAACGGCTCAAAACTAAGAGTTATAAAAACTTTTGTAAACCCTTCTAAAATATATAATGAGCGATTAATGGAAAGAAGATTACATTATTTATTGAGACAATTCAGAAAAAAAGGGGAATGGTTCGAGTTTAGAAATATGAAAACCGATCAAATTATTGCTTTAATTGAAAAAATGATGTTATTGTAGCTTGTTAGTAGTATAATGTAAAGATTGTATTAGTAAAAATAAATATGCCAAAAATTAAAATAATTCCCAAAAATAAACTTAACAATCAGAGAAAAGTAGAGAACAGACAGGAAGAAATAAAATCAGGTTTAGGAAAAGAAGGTATAAATATTAGTGATGAGTTTGCTCAATATCTTGCAGTCAAAGAACAGTATGATAAAAAACAATGGGATGACTTAAAAAAAGAATTACAGGGCTTAAAAAAGTTAGAAAAATATGCGGCTACAAATTCGTTTTCTAATTATCAACAGGCTCGATTAATTTTATATGAAGCACTGTTACCTTTGGAGAATAACATTGAGGAAAGATACGAGATAATAAGTCGGGAAGCCATAAGAAAATCTGGTCAGATATTATGGGATACGGGTGGAATGTCTGAAATGCGTGATTCTTTGTTGTGGTTTTTCATCCCTACAAGTTGCCATCGGATGATAGATCATTGCTGGAATAATATAGGAGATTGGCGATCGTAGATTATTTTTAATAGAGAAAAAAATTGTTGTTACTTTAATCTGTGTTATGTTAGTAGTATGCAGGATAGAGCAGTTAGGTAGCTCGTTGGGCTCATAATCCAAAGGTCGGTGGTTCAAATCCATCTCCTGCCATTACTTTAAAAGCCGATCTCCTGATCGGCTTTTTTTCTTTAAAGATCAAACTTTCTTTGCGTACTTATAAAAATACTGGTAGAAATAGTGCGTAAATCTTCAGTAGATAATTCAATATTTTCTAATTCAGCCTCCGCTTTTTCTTGTTTTCTCAAAATGGCTTCTAGTTGTTTTTGCCAATCAATCATTTCCTGTTTGTAACTTTTCGTGTTCTTATTCATTTTTATTTACCTCAATTATTTTTTTTGTTTAAGGAGGCATGAAACCTCCTTCTTTTCCTATTAGTGATTAGGAGTGAAGAATTGTCTGATAGTGTTATCTAATTCCTCAGATACTTCGTAAACACAAATATCTCTTGCCTGTCCATTACACAGTCTTTTTTCTTGCGTAGAAGGTAATCCTTTTGCGTTTACAAATTTTCCTAAACAACCTCTCGTTTTATGATTAGGTTTAAATCCTAACTTTTCAGCCCGTTGTGATACTCCCATTCTTACTATTTTGTTTTGCTTGCCATTAATAGTTTGGCTGTTTGCAATTCATCACCAGCTTTATCTAACAACAATTGCTTTAATGCTTCGCTACATTGTAACTCTGGGATTTTGGCGATCGCAGTTACATATTCAGTCACAGGTGGTAATGCCTTGCGATATTCTGTTACTGTCCGTTCTCGTTTAACTATCGATACCGTGCCAGTCTCTAATAAAGTTTTAATATGTTTATCGCACCATATTGCAAACTCAGGGCTTATCTAACGTCCGAAATTTAAAGCTAACAATGGGTGAGCCCATGTACCTTGTTGAAAGTCTGGAATATTCCCTTTTTTTGCTATTAAAAGTTCCGTTGCGATTATATTCGTTTCACTTTCAAGTGCTTGAATATACGTTCTGGTTACTTGAGTTTTTGACCAGTCATTAATATTAACACCATTAACTTTAGCCATTTGGGTTAATAACATAGCCATCTTGATCACGTTGATTGATTTCCTGTTCTTTATACGTTAAAATCATTATTTACTCCTGTTAAAGGTTAATTTAACCTATCTTGACGGTCATCAAGATAGGTTTCTAGCGGTATTTAACGTCTTACGCTGTGGACGGTATTATCTAAGCAACTAATCTTGTTTGATTAGTAAATTCACTTTCACACCAATAAATAAATTCTTCATTCTTTATCCATTGTGCTAAAGAGATAATTAAGCTAGGGTGAATCCAAAGACCTCCACCATTTTTGGGTGAACCTAAACCAATTTCGGTTAATTTATCCGTACTTAATTTAATCGCTAAAGTGTTCATACACTCTTTAGTTGAATCGTATCGTAACCATTCCCAAACTATCTTATTAAAGAGTTGCGCTATCTGTGTAGCATTGACAAAATTATCTTTAATACGGTAAGATATTTGATAATCGTTATAGATTACGGTTTTAATATTCTTGTCTTTTAAAAGACTGTTTTGGATATTCATATTTACTCCTTAACGATTTTATAAAGATTATTTTCTTTATTGACAAGGATAAATTTATCCGTATCAATAGCTTTTTGCTTTTTAGTTTCGGACACTAAACGATCACAGAGAGCGTATTTTTCAATAAATAACTCTTCAATCTGTTTATCTACCGATGCAATATAGTCATCTAGCTTTTTCTCGAAATCCATAACCTCTTCTTGTAATTCTATCAATTCCCTTGAATTGGCTTGATCTACAGCAATGACGTGGTAAAAAGTCTTTGTTTTTAAGCCGTAAAGTTGATCATCTATTTCGATTTAACTGCTTACTTCTTGAGTATCAAAGCGTTTTGTTAGTTCTAGCTGAATCTGCTCAATTAACTGAAGAAACTTTTTGAATTTCAGATAAGAGATTAAGTAACTTTTTTGTTTCAACTTTAGACAACTGGACATTAGATAAAGTTGAAAGGTAATCGATTATCAATTCTAAAGATGTCATCTTGCTTTTTTGCTAATTTAATTATTGGTGATATTGTCAAGGTTCTTTAGAGTTGATTCTCTATGTTTACTATTATAGTTCAAATGACTTGAACTGTCAAGATAAATAAAAAGTTTTTTTAATTTTCGGTTTCAAGATCGTTAATGGTAATTCCTAATACTTTAGTAATAGCAAGAAGTTTATCTTTTTTTATACTTTCAGCTTTTCCTAATTCTAAATCGCTTAGGGAATTAAAGGGAATTTTTACCCCTGTTTGTTGTTCGATCTTCTTGACAAGATTACGCATAGAAATATTTTGTTTTTCACGGGCGGATTTTAAAGCGATACCCATAGATTTATCCCACTCAAAAGTAGAGATTAGCTTAAGACTAAATTGTGGGGTAGTGTGGGTGTTCATTGGTTTAATAGCAGTATAAATCATTTTTTTATGTAAGTTTATTTTATCTTAAATGTGATTAAAAATGTTAAAATTCTTTGCCTTTTCAAATAAAGAATTTTAATTTGACGATGTGAGTGCGATAAAAAGTTGTACTATCTGTGTAGTATTGACAAAACTATTAGGCTTGAGATAAAATAAAAATATCGTAGTAATTCTTTATTGCGGTTTTTTTATCTTTTAAGAGATTGTTTTGGATGTTTATTAATACTCCTTGATTTTCAATTACTTGATAAAGATTTTCCTTATCGTCAATCACAAAGCTGTCAGATTGATAGCTTTTTTCTTTTATAACTAAAGATGAACGTTTTAGAATCTTTATATAAAAATATACAAAGATTCTAAAACGTTCATCTTTAACTACAAAATAAGCAATATCTTCAATGCTAAATTGTGTAGATGTGGGTATGTCCATAACTAAAATACTCATATCCTTTCTACCTCTTTTTTTAGTGTATATTATTTTGTGCAAAAGTGAAAAGTCTTTGATTTACTCAAAGACTTTTAGGAGAGTTAATTATTCAATATCTTGATCGTTAAGAATTAAATTAACTATTCTCAAAACTTGTGGTCTTTTTAGATACCATTCAGTAGTTCCTTTTATTTGATATTTCCTTAACTTCTCATGCAAAATTTGTTCATTCTCTATTTTCTGTAACGGGTAAAATTCAATCAATTCCAGAAAAGGATTACTCGTTTTATGTTGCTTCTCTCTTTCTTTTAAATTAGTAGTAAATCCAATTTTGTAAGCGTTATTTCCATTGTCAACAAGGATATATATATCCCCCAAAACTGATTTTACTCTTCTATTTTTTTCTTTTATCCATTGTTCAAATCTTAATGACACTAATGGATGAGCCCATGTGGCTTTTTCAATCCCAAAACCCATAACTACAATCAATTTATCATTAGTTCCATTCCCCGCATTAATATTGGCACTAATGGACTGCTGTAAGGCTTCTAGGTATTCTTTAGCTGATTTTGTCTCCAACCAGTCAGCCGTTCTTACTCCGTTAGCTTTTGCCATTTGAGTTAAGTTAACAAAATTATCTTTATCCCGTTGCTGAATTTCTTGATCTTTGTATGCTAGAATCATATAGTCTCCTATGGTGGTTAAAAGTTTTTAGGAGATGCGAGATGTTATATAAGCAATTCACAATGTCAAGTCGTGAGTTGCTTTTCTCGTATCTTTATTTATGATAACAGATTTAAGCTAAAAATGACAGTTTTATTGAGAATTAATTTACCATAAACAAAGATCATCTGTTAATATAAAAATATACTCATTTATGAGAAGATTTACAGTAGTTTTTGTCACATTTAATTCATGGCGATTAAATGTGACTTTTTTTATCTCAACAAATTAGCAACATCTTTAGCGTGATAGGTCAAGATTAAATCCGCACCCGCTCGTTTAAAACTTAACATGGTTTCTAAAGTTACTTTTTTCTCATCTATCCAACCATTTAATGCCGCCGCTTTGATCATTGAATATTCCCCCGATACGTTATAAACCGCTACGGGTAAATTAGTCATCTGTTTAACTTGCCAAATGATGTCCATATAAGATAACGCTGGTTTGACCATTACTATATCTGCACCCTCAGAAACATCTAACTCAACTTCTTTTATAGCTTCCCTTGAGTTAGCGATGTCCATTTGATAAGATTGGCGATCGCCATATTGTGGTGTACCATCTGAAGCATCTCTAAAAGGGCTGTAATAATTGGAGGCATATTTGGCACTATAAGCCATTATGGGTATATCTTGAAACCCATTATCATCTAAACCTTCACGAATTACTTTAACGAAACCGTCCATCATACCTGAAGGTGCAATAATATCAGCCCCAGCCTTAGCTTGAGATATGGCTGTTTTCTTTAATATTTCTAAAGTAGGATCGTTTAATACAGTGCCTGTTAAATCTTTTGCATCTAATAAACCACAATGTCCATGACTGGTATATTCACAAAGACAAGTGTCATTAATAACGATTAGATTAGGTACGGCTTCTTTAACTGCACTGGTAGCTTTCTGCACAATACCACAATCATGCCATGCCCCTGTCGCTACTAAATCTTTACTTTCTGGTATACCAAATAAGATTATCGCTGGTATTCCTAAATCGTAAATGTCTTTTGCTTCTTCAACTATCTGATCTACCGATAATTGATAAATATTAGGCATTGATTTGATTTCATTCTTTATTGCGTGTCCTGTGACTACAAACAAGGGATAAATTAAATCTTTAACTGTTAAGACATTTTCTGAAAGCATCGATCTTATTTGAAGATTTTTACGCAATCTTCTAGCTCTATTTATTGGAAACATTTTTTTATTTATTCTTTTCTTTCAAATTTTATTCTTTTTACGCTTTTTTAATTACTAACTTTTGTTACTTTTTTGACTATATAGTTTTAACTATAGTAAACACAATTACGATAGAGAAAAGCCAATTGACGAGTTCCTGTTAACAGGTTACCTGATATTAGGTTACCTGTTAACAGGAACTCGATATACATAATTAAGATCAATAAACTCATAATTAAAAAAATAAAGATCAAGTTAATTATGCAGAAAAATTATTTTTTCTTTTCCCGTTTAAGAAAAGAAGCCATTAAACAAATAACTAATTATTCTCTGTATTGCTGATTATTTAGCTAAACAAGGCGAATGAAGTAAGTAAAAGATTAATCGTACTTGAAAAGAACCGAAGAGGGTAAAATTAATGATTAGGAATTGATGATCTAAAATGAAATTAATTAAAGTTAGGAGTAAAAAAAATGTTAGAAAAGAAACAATCTTTTCAATCAATGATTGTTGGTAGGTGAGTGGATAAAATTAGGTGAAATTTATTGCCGTAAATCGTAAACATAAAAAAGCCTTCCCCTCATGGAAGGCTAAAAAGATTATTCAGATTAAATTATTCGCCGAGAACTCGTTGTCTATTTTTATTTTGAAAGTAGGCTTCTCTGATCACTCTCACATTTTCAGTAAGGATATAATCAGCTTGTACTGCTCTTAAACCTTGACAGACTAGATGCTGGAGATTATATTGTTTCAACCATTTTTCTAATTGAACACCAGTTTTAAATCCTAATTCTTTGGCTAATTGTGCCGTTGATTTACCCTCAAAGCTAACATTACTACTCCCTTTACAAACGATAGTTTCAGTTACTTTTTCGATTACTTCAACTACTGCTTCGGGATCGCCAACTAGAAAAGCAAAGGTTTGGATTCCATGTAAGGAAACGATGGCTTCGGTGCGGTTAAGATAATTAGTTTTTAATCTTAAATTACTATTCTCTAATTTGAGATTTTCATTTTGTAGTGTCAAGATTTGGATAGTTTCACTTTGTTGGGGTATAACTTCTTTGATTATTCTTTTGGCTTTAGAAAATGAATCAACTAAAGCTAATTTTAATTCCACAACTCGGTCAGTATTTCTTGAAAATGTCATCAAGGTAGTTGCTTGATTTTCATTTAACCATGCAAATTTCTCAGGGCGACCACCCTGGCTACTTTCAGAGGGTTTATACGTTTCAAACGTAATAACCCCAAACTTACCTTCTAGCTTGTCTTGATGCTTTTTGATTGTTTCAAGTAAATTTTTATGTTGAATACCCAACTCCGACGCAATCAATCTTGAATCAACAACATTTTGATCGTTTAACTTTTCAATTTTCAATAAATCTGTTACCATGAATATATCTCCTAGTTTATTTAAATGGTTTAGGATTCACTAGATGATATAAAGCAATTCATAATTTACGTTGTGGATTGCTTTTCTAGTCTTTACTTTCCTTTTTTTATTGTAACATTTTTAAGCTATTTTTTAAGGTTTTACTTAATTTTAATTACCCGTAAACAAATCTTTTTGATTATTTTCTTCATGCCATTTAGCTATTCTATTTTTGCCAACTTCGTAATATTCTTTATCCTTTTCAATACAAGTGTATTTGCGATTTAATTCTAAACAGGCTAGTGAAGTAGTAAAACTACCAGCGAAAGGATCAAGTATTAAATCACCCTCTTTTGTTGTTAATTCAATTAATTGTTTAAAGAGTTTGACTGGTTTTTGTGTAGGGTGTTGGAAGTGATAATGCTCTCTATTTACTGGCATAATACTTTTGAATAAACAGCCTCTCTGATGAATCTGATAAGTAGAAAAGGCTACGTCAAGCCCCTTCTTACACTGTCCCATTATTTTATGCTTTTCTTCTCTATTGATCTTTTTTCTTGTCCAAAATATAAAATCTTCATAAGATTTTATATTTTTTATCCCCGCTAGGATTCGTTTATAGTCAAAAACGATCCCGTTGGGATTTATAGCTTCATCAAACTCTAATTTATCAATATAAATTCTATTCAGTTTACTTTTTTTTTTGCCAAATAGACTAGCTAATTCATGTAACCTACCTACTGGATGACAAGGATTAGATAAATTCTTTTTATACCAAATCAACTCCTCCTTGAAAATAAAACCCAAATCATCACATATTATATTCCATTTTGATAACGGCACACCACGACCAAAGAATAATAAAAAACCTGTATCTTTTAATACTCTAAAACATTCGCTAAACAATAATTGAGCATCGAAAGGACAGTCTAATTTGTGTTTGAGATAACCATAAGGTGGATCAGTAATAACGGCATCAACTGAATTGTCAGGAATAGTTTTTAGAATATCAAAACAGTCGGCATGAAAAATTTTATTCATAGTAAGAAAAGTAAATGTAGTTTAATTGTAAGCAAAAATAAGACAAAAATGTTAAAATAGAGAAAACGATACAGTCAAAACAAATGAAAATATTTAATGCTTTAGGCAGTGACGAGATTAAAGATCGCAGTATTTTTAATGGGAATAGTACCAATATAAATAATTTGAATAATGTTAAATATTTATGGGGTATTCAATTATATAACCAAATGAGGGCGAACTTTTGGTTGCCACAAAAAGTAGATGTTGTGGGGGATATAAATTCTTATAATGAGTTAAGCATTCAAGAACGGACAGCTTATGACGGAATTTTAAGTTACTTAATTTTTTTAGATTCAATTCAAACAGCAAACATCCCTTTTCTAGTTGGTAAAATCACCGCACCTGAGATAAGATTATGTTTACTTGAACAAGCGTCTCAAGAAGCTATGCACTCTGCTAGTTATCAATATTTAATCGAAACAATAATTCCCGTAGAGAAAAGAAATTATCTTTACAATTATTGGAGGAAGGATCAGGTTTTAGCAAAACGTTGTGAGGCGATCGCCAATTATTATCAAAATTTCATAAATACTAATTCAGATAATGATTTTATTTTATCGTTAGTTGCTAATTACTTTTTAGAAGGGATTTATTTTTATAACGGATTTATGTTTTTCTATAACTTAGCGGTAAGAAGTTTAATGTGTAATACAGCGGACATGATTAAATTAATACACCGGGATGAGTTAAATCATGTGAGATTGTACCAAAAGATTTTAGAAGAAAGTTTACAGCAAAATAAAATAGATGAAGAATCGATTTACACTTTGTGTGAAAGTACGGTACAACAAGAGATAACATGGTCAGCTCATATTATAGGGAATGAAGTCTTAGGTATTACTGAAAATTCGAGTAAAAATTATACTCGTTACTTAGCTAATATGCGATTAAAAGCAATAGGATTAAATGCCATGTACGATACAGATTGCGAGAATCCTTATAAACATTTAGAGAATATTGCTGACGTTTCTAAAGAGGCGAGTTCCAAAACTAACTTTTTCGAGAGTAGTGTTACTTCTTATAACATGGCGACTAATGTGAGTGGTTGGGATTTTTAACTTTTTATCTTTACTTTGGGGCGAAAGTATTGAGAACCTTTAGATACTTCCTCCGCTTTACTTAGAAAATCGGAGATAAAACATTCTTCTACCGACGAATAAATAGGAAAAGGATGATCCTCATCGTCGCTTCTAACAAATCCACTTTTCTTATCTTCATTCAAAAAGAGTATTTCGTTTTTAGATGTTTTATCCACGTTATGATTTTCAGAAGTGATGAATAGACAATTCTCTTGAGGTTTTTCTTTATCAAAGTCATAAGGATATAGCGATCCAATACATTCTGAAAAAAGAGATAAATTCTGGCAATGTATTTCTTCTATTTTATATGGGATAACTTTTTCAAAAAATTCTTTACTACAAGTATTAGGGTGACAATCGATATAAATATAAATAGGTTTTATTCTTATCAAATCACCTGATTTTAATAGTTTCATTTTGTATTACTTATTTTATTTGTATTACTTTCATCATACATGAATTTGATGTTAACGACTGAGATTTTAACATTTAACATTTTGTTAAGATAAAGATAGTGTATTACAGAATGTAATGAATGGATTACCGCATTATTTTTTAATTGGACTAATAATCTCTTATGTTTATTTGTTATTACTAGGAAGCCAAGTAATGGAATTAAATAAAGGTTTCATGGAAATAACAGGAGCTTATCTCGGTTGGTTAACATCAGAGACAGCCAAAAGTAAAGAAATGGCATTTGTAATTGTTGTTTTGGTAGCAAGTCTTTTTATTGTAATGGTAATTCAGCCTGATAATTTACCTAGTATTGTTGGGCTTATTACTTTTATTTCAGTTGGTTGGTTCGGTTCATTAACAAATCGTATAAATTAAAATTATGGACGCTATAAATCCACTCATTATCTCAAATCTTCTCACTACAGAAAACAGCTTATTAAATTTAGGACAAACTCTTACTATACAATCTTTTAAAACTAATGATGATTTAATTACTACTGCTCGTAATACAAGTATAGTATTTAATCCTTTAGAAAATGATGAAGGATTATCATGGTTAAGATCATATACTTCGCCAAAGAATGGAACAATTACCAGAGGGGGAAATAATAGTTTAACCTATATCCCAAATATGGGTTTTATGGGTGTCGAAAACTTAGTATATAAAGGACAATTAGATCAATTAATAGCAAAAGGGAATATAACGATTAACGTAGTTGATAGCGAACGACTACCCATCGAAATAAATAAGTCACCTATAGCTAAAGATGATTTATTCAATACAACAAATGACAGATCAATTAACTTTAATCCTTTGTCGAACGATACAGACCCTGAAAATAAACCATTAACAATTAGTAATATTACAACTCCGCTAAATGGTAGCTTGATTAAAAACGGGAATGAATATATATTCGCCCCTAACAATAATTTTGTTGGGAGAGAATATATTGACTATGAAGTTTCAGATGGTATTAATACATCAATAGCCAAAGTAATAATTGAGGTGACACAATCAACTATCGAACCCACACCGATTCTACCACCGTCGATACCCGAAAAGCCATTATTAAATTTAGGGAGAAAAGAGTTTAATTTAAATACGGGTTATGGATTAATTAATGCTAATGAGTTAGTAAATATTGCATTAGGAAATAGCTCTTTATTTGATAATGTACCTAATTATGAAGGGGTAAATGGGAATTATTTAAATTTAATAAATGTACCCGAAGTTTGGATAAAAGGCTATACCGGTAAAGGGGTAACAGTAGCCGTGATAGATCAAGCTATAAATATTCAACATACTGATCTTAAAAATAATATTTGGGTAAATAAAAACGAAATAGCAGACGACGGATTAGATAACGATAGTAATGGGTTTGTAGATGATCTTAACGGCTGGAATTTCAGAACAAATAATAATAATTTAATAACTAATGGTGGACATGGAACTCATGTTATGGGTTTGGTTAGTGCAGAGAATAATTCTATTGGTAATACTGGCGTTGCTTTCAATTCTTCTCTTATGCCTATCGAAGGGTTAATCACATGGGATACTGTCGAGAAAAGTATTTATTATGCCGTCAATAATGGTGCTAATATTATTAATTTATCTTTAGGTGGGGGTCAAGTTAATTCTATAAGAACAGCTTTACAATATGCAAAAAATAAAGGTATTGTAGTAGTAGCATCTGCTGGTAATGATAGCAGTGAATCACCCATTTATCCAGCCGCTTTTGCTAAAGAAGGATTGGCGATCGCCGTTGGAGCTTATAATGAAAATTTCAGTAATAAAGCTGGTAATGATAACAATATGCTTTATGTCACAGCTGGAGGAGAAGGTATTAGTACAGTAGGATTTGATGATTTTGGGAATAAAAGAGGTACTTCCATGTCTTCTCCTTATGTCGCTGGTGTAGTTGCTTTAATGTTAGAGGCAAACCCTAATCTCACACCTGCTCAAGTTTATAATATTTTCACTCAGAAATATGTTTAAGATTAATCCATGATGCAGGAGTTGAACCTGCCTAACACAAATTATGAGTTTGCTGTCTAACCGCTCGACCATACATGGTTAAATTATTTATTTATTTTAACTTATTTAGTCTTCTTCGTCAATAATATAATGTCATATTATTGACGAAACGTTCCAGTTATAAAAATCATTTTTATTCTTTTTCTGGATGTCTTAGTAAGTGATCATACCACAAATATATCTAAAAAGTAATATATTTGTGGTATGATTAAAGTATAAATCTACAAAAAAAATGTACTTATGGCAAGACAAAAACTGCCCACTAGCACGACTAAAAGACGAAGAGGCTTGACAGTGGGGGAAGAGATAGCTGATTACAAAAAGGATTATCATCAAACAGCTAGACAAGAAATAAAATTTTTAATTCCAAACGAAGAGCAGAAAAAGTTAGTTTATAGTATCCGCAATAATAGTATTTCATTAGTAACAGGCAACGCTGGTACGGGGAAAACTCTTTTTTGTATTCAAACTCTTTATCAAATGTTAAAAGCCCGTACCATTAATGAAATATTGATTATTCGATTAGTTGCTGGTAATAAAGATGAAGATTTAGGGTCATTACCGGGCGAAGTTAAAGATAAAACGTCACCATTTTGGGAAGCTATCAGAGATAACCTTGAATTGTTTGTTCCCGAAGGTGAGATTAATTATCTCTTTGATAAAGATAAAATCAAAGTCTTACCCATGAGTTTTGTAAGAGGTCGTACTTTTCACAATAAAGGGATCATTATCGAAGAAGCTCAAAACCTTAATCGCTTAGAAATTTTAACTATACTTACTCGTATTGGTAAAAATTCTAAAATGGTCTTTAATGGTGACGATGCTCAATGTGATCGCTATAATACCGATGGTTACGGAATGCATTATCTTAAACGATTACTTACTGGTATTAATGATATTGGGATTGTAGATTTTAAACAGAAAATCAATGAACGTCACCCATTAATTACTGATATACTACAAAGAGTGGTTGAGTTGAAAGTACAAGATGAAAAAAGAAAAGAATCGACGGAACATTCCAAAGAAAAAGAAAAATATTTTTCAGTTAGAGCAAATTTAGATTGTGGCAGAATTGAGAAAAAAGAAAATTTTAAGCACGGATTCATCTGATTGTAGAGGATAAAGTTGTTTATTCTGGGAAACTTTTAGCCTCTACAAAGGTTCCAGATACGGTGATTGATCCTAGTTTCGATAAATCTATTTATCGTTTTGGTAATAAAAATTTACCTTTTATTAAACCTATTGAATTTTTTTTTGTAATATATAAGTAATCTTTTAATACATTATTCAATGTTCACTTACTCAAAATTTAACAAAGACTTTTGGCTGGTAAAAACACATTATCTATATCCTGACAATGATATTATCGATATTTTTGTCAAAGAAGAAAAAGGAGGATTACTATTAACTGATTTAGGGGAAACAATACGTTGGCTTTTAAATCAGTTAATTTCTGATTCTCTGAACGATCAGTTTATTGCAAAGACTTTGGATATTTATAATATTCAAAGAGATAAAGGATTGTTAATAAAAAAAGTTGACGATTCCCAATCTTTATCTACTCTTTTTAGTGCAATTAATGAATTCTGTAAAGCTATTATTCATATCACGACTTATTACCCTACTTGAATAAAAATGAAAAATTTATTAATTTCATTTTCAGGCGGAGAAACTTCCGCCTTCATGGCACAATGGATAAAGAAACATTTGAAAAGTAATTATGAAAAGGTTGCCTATGTTTTTGCTAACACTGGTTTAGAAAATGAACAAACACTAGAATTTATCCAAAAATGTGATGACTATTGGGATTTTAATATTCAATGGGTTGAGGCCAATGTAAATCATGGGCAAAGAAAATGTACGGGGTATTCTCTAACTAATTTTGAAAAGGCAAAAAGAAAAGGCGAACCGTTTGAAGAAATAATCAGGAAATATGGAATTCCTAACCAAGCGTTTCCTATCTGTACAAGAGAGTTAAAACTATCCCCTATTCGGGCATTCGGGAAACACTGGTTTAATGGAGAAAAGTATGATACAGCCATAGGTATTAGAAATGATGAAATAGATAGAATAAATGAAAAAGCCAAAGAACAAAAGTTGATTTATCCTTTGATCGATATGATTTCAGTAAATAAACCAATGATCAATACTTTTTGGGATCGAATGCCTTTTAGGCTTCTATTAAAAGGGTATCAGGGGAATTGTGTTACTTGCTGGAAAAAAGCCGATAAAAAACTATTTCAAATATATAAAGAGAATCCTCAAGCATTTGATTTTATGGCTGAAATGGAATCTAAATATCCTAGAGTAGGTGCTGAGTTTACAAAATATTTAAACGCAAAAAATAGAGTATTTTTCAGAAATAATCGCAGTGTTACAGACATAATACACCAAGCTCAAAGTTGGCAAGGAACAGTTAAAAATGACGCTGATGATTATACTTATCAAATTGATTTATTAGGCGGGGATAGTTGTGAAATATTTTCAGAATGTCACTCTTAGACGAATCCATACTATAATAGAAGTACAAACAAAAAACAAAGTAGAAATATGAATAAAGTATTAAGTTTTCAAGATATTCCTCAGCTTGAGTATGGGAGTTATAGTATAACTGTGAGTTTTGAGTATCTAAATAAACAATTAGAAACCTATAAAAAAGAATATAGTTTAGATTTAGACCCTGAATTCCAAAGAATTTATAAATGGACTGAATTACAAAAAGAAAAATATGTAGAATTTCTTTTAAAAGGGGGAAGGAGTGCAAGAGATATTTATTTTAATTGCCCTCACTTTGAAAAAGGAGGCAACTTCGTAAATATCGATCCTATTTTAAATCGAATGGTAATAGTAGATGGGAAGCAAAGATTATCTGCTGTTTCGAAGTTTATGCAAAATGAAGTTAGAGCATTTGGATATTTCTATAAAGATTTTGACGGGGTAATAAGAGATTCTATAACGAAATTGACATTTAATATAAATCAATTAAGAACAAGACAAGATATTTTAAATTGGTATCTTGATTTTAACTCAGGTGGGACTATTCACACTGAAGAAGAGTTAAATAAAGTAAGGCAGTTAATAGCTAAAACACAGGAATAGCTCTAATTAAAACTTTCTTAGATATTACAATCTCATTACTCACCAATTCCAACCCGTTAGCATCTAAATGCAGACGGGCTTTTTTATCTCTTCCTTCAGGCACTAATGAGATATGATTACCCCTTCTTTTCGTTTGATTATATTCATTACCTTTTATATTTTCTTTATCTACTTCATAACCCATTGATAAATCTGTAATTGATTTTGATAATACTGATTCTATCGCTTGGCGATCATTTATCGCAATTTCACCATCTAAACATTTCTCTTTTTTATTACACACTACATTAATCAAAGTCCCAACTGTTAACTCACGATAATTCACTGGTGTTACAGGATCATCGGGGTGAAATAAAGTTAATGGCATACCATAAAGTGAATCTACATAATTTTTATCAAACAGAGTTGTTAAGGGGACAAATTGTAATTCAATTGTCCCATCAATATTTTTATACTCTAACCAACCACTAGATGCTAATGTCCCTTTTAATCTGATACCACCACCAGCTACTTGTTTTATTGAATTTTTATTAATATTTATAAAATCGTATTGCATCTTTTTATCCTTACTCTTTATTTCAATTATACTACATACTAAATAAGCCTTATAAAATTCTTTTAGGTACGATTAATCCTTTCCTTACTTCATTCGCCTTGTTTAGCTAAATAATCAGCAATACAAAGAATAATTAGTTATTTGTTTAATGGCTCTTTTTCTTAAACAGAAAAAAGAAAAAATAATTTTTTTTGCATAATTAACTTGATCTTTATTTTTTTAATTATGAGTTTATTGATCTTAATTATGTATATCGAAAACCTGTTAACAGGTAACCTAATGACAGGAAACCTAATATCAGGCAACCTGTTGATAGGAACTCGTCAATTGGCTTTTTTCTATGGGAAAGTCATATCCTATAGATATATCTCTATGCGTTGTCAATTAGGTGAAGCAGGAAGGAAACAGCAAGCCTATACAACATCAAAAAATGACTACTGTATAGGTTTGCGTAGGTTTTTCAGAGCGAAAACTATAAATAATTAAATGAGCATAGAGAATTTATGATCAAAATGTACTTAAAAAGTTACAATCAAATTACAACTATTTTTATTTTCTATGAATCAAGTTTTTCATGCCGACTGTTTTGATATTTTAAAAACTATTTCTGACAATTCAGTAGATGCTGTTATTACTGATCCACCTTATGGTTATCTCAAACACAAATTAGACTGTCTTTTCGATGCGCAATTACTCTTTACTGAATGTTTCAGAGTGTTAAAAGATACAGGTTTTTTATTATTCTTTGGTCGTGGTTTTGAGTTTGCTAAATGGAATGTAATATGTAGTGAATTAGGTTTTGTGTTTAAAGAAGAATTAATCTGGTATAAAAAGAGAGCGAGTAGCCCGTATTCAATAGTTGGTAGAATCCACGAATCTATAAGTTTGTTGGCAAAGAAAAATAGTAAATTAAATAAAGTTTATGTGGATAAAATAGAATTTGATGAGGCTATGAATCCTAAAATAATTAATCAAGATTATAAAAGAATATTATCTGACATCCATAAAATAAAATCGTCATAAGATTTTATTTTATGGTCAAATGAATTAACTGAACATAAAAATAAACACAGTATAACTACAGGTGAAACTAAGAAAGATTATGCTCGTAGTTATTCTACTTATAAAGCACATCAAAAAGGGGTTGGTTTAAGAAGTATAGTCCCGATGCAAACAGAGCATTATCACTTCCAACACCCTACACAAAAACCCGTTAAACTCTTTAAGCAATTAATTGAATTAACCACAAAAGAAGATGATTTAGTAATTGATCCTTTCGCTGGAAGTGGTACAACGGCGATCGCCTGTTTAGAATTGAATCGCAATTATATCTGTATAGAAAAGGATCAGGAATATTTTGAAGTGATAGAAAATAGGATTACTAAATGGCATGAAGATAATAAACAAAAAGACTTGTTTACGTGTAATTAATTTTAAGTAAAACTGTAATTTAATAGTTAAAAATGTTACAATAAACAAAGGTATGATGAAACGAGAAAAGCAACTCACAATCTTACCAATTATGAATTGCCTATATATCATCTCGTTCCCCTAAAGGAATTTAAACAAGTAGGAGATAAACTTATGGTAACAGATTTCAATTTAAGTTTGCAAGGTACGGTTTCACCATTCGATAGATTAAGACGTATTGATGAAAATGGTAAAGAATATTGGTCAGCTCGTGAGTTAATGCCGTTATTAGGTTATTCAAAATGGCAAAATTTCTTTTCTGCAATAGAGAATGCTATTGAGAATCTTGAAACCGTTACTGAGAATGTCGATAACCACTTTTTACTTCTAGAAGTAAAAAGTCTAGGACGACCATCTGTCGATTATAAATTAACAAGATTAGCTAGTTATCATGTAGCTATGGCTTGTGATTCACGAGGTAACGAACAAGTAAAAATGGCAAAACATTATTTTGTTGTCAAAACTCGTCAAGCTGAACTTCAACAAGCACCCGTACAACCTAAATTACCAAGTCGTGTAGTAGCACTTGAAACAGCAGAATGTATCAGTGGTATTTATAAACATATTGGTGAGGATAATCCACGATTAGCACAATTTTTAATTGACCATGCTATCAGTGATTTAATGCCAAGTAGTAATAATCTTTTAGTAGGGGAAGAATTAAAAGGAGTTGTTGAGATTGCAGAAGAAATGGGTTTGCCAGTCAACATTAAAAATCGTAGTCAACTCGGTAAATTTGTTAAAAGTTCATGCGGACATTTAGCAATTCAAGAAAAACGATTAGTTAATGGACGTATGCAACCAGTCGCTTGTTATCCATGCTACAGTGAAGAAGTTAAAGAAGCTATACAACAATTCTTTGCTTAACTGCTAAATTAAATACAATAAAAAATCTCTATAAAGTATTATAGAGATTTTTTATTGTATAGAGATATATCTATAATATTTGTTTATATTTTGTATTTTTAGAAAAAATATGGTAAGAATTAGATAACAATGATAATGGAAATAAAAAAAGAGAAATGACCAAAATGAGATTACTCACTATGCCTAAAAAAGATACAGGCAACGAAGATCGTTTTATGATACCCCTTGAATTGGCGAACTCTTTTCTCTGGAGTAAATCACGAGGATTGAAGATAGAAAATAAAAGACTAGAGAAAAAATTATCAAGGGCAGAAGTCTCGAAAAGAATAAAAGAAAAACACCATATTAATGATTGTGGCAATAGTTATGTTCGGAACGTAGAAAAAGGAATAGCTAAAAGCGTAAGAACTGATATTTTATTAGCTTTAATCGACCTTTTAGATATGGATATACAAGATTTTCTAATTTAATTCTTTTTTTACTTGACATTTGCATTTAGAGTGCAATATAATAATTAGTGTGAGTTGAAAAAACGATTCTATGTAGCACCTAGACAATTGCATAATAAAAAAAGAAGAGATGCTTACAGTAGAATTAATAAATCAATTAAAAATTACTTTATCTGATTCTACTAAATCAGATAAAGTAATGATCGAGACTATGTTGAAAGTTCTAAATGAATTTAAAACAATAGAGATGGAAGTCAGAGAATTACAGAAATTAATAAGACGACTAATACAAACAAAACAAATAGATAAATACATTGAATTAAATGGAAAAATTTACTGTTTAGAGACATTAGAAGAATTTGAATTAATTACTGCTGATAATGATGATTTAAAAAATATTGTAATAATCGAAAGAGAAATAAATCAACATAATTTAGATTTAGAGATAATTATTGAAACGAGTGATCATACTTTTAATAGTTTATATGACAAAAGAAGAGAGTTATTGGAAAAACTTTTTTCAGATGTTAAAAATAAAGCGGTAAAGAATGATGAAGTTTTAATATTAAATGACAATATAATCTTCTTAGAAGATTGAGGAAAACATGTAAAACCGTCTTAAATATATTTAAGACGGTTTTACATACAAACATACAGAATTGAGAAAAATGAACTCTTTGAAAAGAATTGCATCGATTTATATCTTATCTAATTTTTTAAAATTTTGCAACTGTAATAATTATCAAACGGGGGAATAATGGGTATAAAAATAATGGGGATGAATAAAACTGAAGTGATGGAGAGATTTCCAATCTTAAAACAATATCAAAAAGAAAATGATTTTGTGACGACAGCATATCGTGTATTAATCGATAAAATTATTGAAGGATTAAATATCGAGGATTGTAAGATATTAGCCAGAGAAAGATTAGATTTTAGTTTGCTCACTGCTTTATCTCTAGTTGAAGATTTTAAAAAAGGAGCATTAAAAGCAAATTATAGATTAGATGAAGCTATTCGAGTTTTAGATTATGCATTAAAAGAATTAAAGAAATTTTTTTATACTCCTAAAACCTATCACCGAATTTCAAGAAATCCAATGCTTATAGCAGACAGAACAGGAGTTTCTAAAGTTATTTGGTTAATGACAAGATTTTATGTTTATCCTCATTTATGGACGCATTTAGTTAATGAGATAATTGAGGATAAAATAGTGTATGTGATTTTTTATTATACCGAGCATGGATCAAATCGTTTTGTGCGAGTAAATTTGCATGACTATAAAATTTATAAGAAACAACTTTTAAACCTCAAAATCGTTAATGAGAACCAAGAAAAAGAGATTATTAATATTGTTAATAGTCATTTTGGGACTTTTAAAATTAGCTCTGTTTTTGCGACTGAAGAGATCGGCGATCGCTTGATAATTTATCCGACTCGTAACAGACAGGAAAAAGTAGAAATGAACTTATTTACTTTTGAAGATCAACAAAAAAGACGAGGAGAGTAAAAAATGGATTTTCAAAATCTCACTGAACAAAATAAAACAGATATTAAAGATGTTGTTAATGCTTATTGCGGAGTAAAAAGAGTTACTTCAGTCTATGGTGCAAATTTGAAAAACTCAACTTTAACTATTTATTTACATACAGATGAAAACAATTTTTTCGAAATGGATTACGGCGAGTTTAGAAGAACATTTAATGAATTAATATTAGGAGCATAGAAAATGAACGCAACACAAACAATTACTGATTTATCAGTATGTACAAGAGAAGTACATCTTCTTGAGGTAAATAAACCTTATTTACAATTATCTGTGTATAGTATTTTGACTTATGCCGATGATTATGGTTATGAAGAATATAGCGAAATACTAGAAATAAAAGGATTAGACACTCCAGATATGACAGAATTTGGTTATGAAGAGGAATTAATCAAAAAAGAAGATTGCACTGAAGCCTTACAGCAAATATTAGAAGGCAAAGATTTGTATTATCATTTTAATACGGAAGTTTTCTTAGCTTTAATGAATGGAGAATTATTATTAGAGGATTATTACTTAAACGATTATTAACTATTAACAGACCCCTTTAGGCAACTAAAGGGGTTAAATTTATTATGATAAAGAATTTAGATGTTTTAAAAGGAAAAATTTCATTACTGGATTTAGTAAACGAGAATATAATAACTAAAAGAAATGGTACCAATCATGTAGGCTTATGTCCATTCCACAAAGAAAATACTCCTAGTTTTTCAGTTAATTCAGAACAAAATGTATTTTATTGTTTTGGTTGCCAAGAAGGTGGAGATGCTATTCACTATTTTCAGCAGTTAAATAATTTAGATTTTTTAGAAGCGGTTACTCAATTAGCCGATAAATATGAAATAACTTTAGACAAGGATCAAACTGAAAAACAAAAACAGTTTATCTCAAAACAAGAAAAGGCTTATAAATTAGTAAGTGAGGTTAATCGACAATTTCAATCCCAATTAAACCAAAATATTAAAGATTATTTAATTAAAAGAGGACTCAAAGAAAATACGATTAAAACTTTTGGCATAGGTTATGGAAGCTTAGTAAAGATTGAGGACAAAGAAATAGCTAGAGAATTAGGGATATTAAAAGGCGATAAATTTGTTTATCAAAATAGATTAATAGTTCCTATCCGAGATAAAAAAGGGTTGACAGTTGCTTTCAATGCGAGAACATTGACGAATCAAGAGCCTAAATATATTCATTCCCCAAATAGTTATTTATGGCAAAAAAAAGAGATTTTATTTGGATTATCAGAATCAATTCCATTGATAAAAAAACAAGATAAAGTTTATATAGTAGAAGGTTGTTTTGATGTTTTCATGGCATGGCAAAATAATATTCCAGCTGTTGCTTGTTTAGGGTCAACAATTAGTAAAAAACAGTTAACTGAACTACTTAAGTTAACTGATAATATTATATTTTGTTTAGACGAAGATAAAGCTGGACAACAAGCTATTTATAGATTAATAGAATCGGTAGAAACAGAAGTATTAGCGGGAGTATTTTATCCTAAGATTTTGATGTTATCAAATAAAGATATAGCTGATTATTTTTTAAAAAATGAGATTGGAGATTTTTTATTTTTAATACCTCTTGACTGGGTACAATGGCTGTTTGAATATTATAAAAAGACAGAAGAAAACCCTATTTACTCGGTAATAAAACTAATCTCTAAATTTAATTTACTAGGAGAAAAACAAAAATATATAAGATTAGCTAGTGAAGTATTACAAGGAGATCAAAGGTATTTAGAGAAAGAACTTTCAAGGGCATTGCTTATGCCTTTAGTAAAGAAACCCAAAAAGATAATAATAGAATCTAAGCCAAAATTATCGCTTAGTGAAATGCAAGAAATTTTTAAACAAAGAAAAGAAAAAAGGGAATTATGTTTACAGAAAATGAAATCAGGTTAGTCCTTGAAAAAACGATCTCACAAAAAAAACGATTAGAAGAAATCGATATTCACAAAAAAGAATTAGAATCTGAAAGAAAAAAACTAGAAGGACAGATGGGCTGGAATACTACAAAAATAATTCAATATTTAGAAGACAATAATCTTAAAAAAATTTTATTTGATAAATATAGTTTTTTAGTAAAGAAACTGCCTAGCCGTGTTAGTAAACTTTTGAAAAATATTGACGATTTTCCCGATAAATATAAAACTCCACAAAAGATTAATAAAACTGCTCTTTTGATAGACTATCAAAGAAAAAAAGATTTAAAAGATTTAGTAGAAATTACGACTGGAAAGAAAATTTTTATAAAAGAAACAGAAAATGCAACAGTTAATTATACCAAACAAAAAGGAATTAAGAGATTATCAAAAGAACGTAATTAATGCGTATTTTGATAAAATAAATTTAGGTTATAAAAGTATTTTATTATTTGCTCCTACTGGTGCAGGTAAGACTTTAATAAGTGCCAATATTATTGCTGATTATTTAAAAGAAGGCAAAACTGTTTTATTTTTAGTGCATCGAATACCTCTTATTGAACAAACTTTAAATACTCTCTATGACTTATTAGGGGGTATTTTACGTATAACTATTTATCAAGGAGTAAACACTGTTATAAATAACAATGCTCAAATAATGGTAGGCACTGTTCAAAGTGTAAAGGAAAATAAATTACCTGATCATGTTGATTTAGTAGTTTTTGATGAGGTTCATATGACTATTGGATTTAACCTTATCAGAACTATTCAGAAAAAATACCAACCAATTACAGCTTTAGCTAAAACCCATTTTTTAGGATTAACTGCGACACCTTATCGTGGCAAAAAAAAAGAAGGATTTTGCTGGTTATTTCAAGATATGGTTAAAGCTCCTCTCATGGCAGATTTAGTTAGATTAGGCTATTTGACCCCTTTCACTATGTATGGCTATGGATTTATCGATGATTCTAAATTGAAGACCGTAGATGGTGAATTTACCGCTAAATCTGTAAGTATTTATTGCAATGAAAACTTAAATAATGATGTAGTACAAAAATATTTAGATAAAGTAAAGGGGAAAAAATTTATTGCTTTTTGTTCATCAGTAAAACAAGCTCAACATTTATTAATAAGATTTCAAGAAAAAGGTATTGCTTCTGCTTTATGGGTAGGCGATACAAAATCTATGTCAAGAATTTCGATCCAACGGCAATTGAAAAGCGGTGAAATATTAGGTATCGTTTCAGTTAATTGTCTTAGTGAAGGGTTTGATGAACCTTCGGTAGAAGTTGCTTTAATTGCTACTATAACCCGTGTAGTTTCTAAATTTATTCAGATGACGGGCAGAGTTTTAAGATTATCCGAAGGAAAAACAGACGCTATATTATTTGATTTTGGCGATCATTATTCAAGATTCAAAAATGAAACACCGCTTGATATAGGTACAGAAAATAGTAAATACCCTTTATCTTTATGCCCACCAATTAAAAAAAACATTGAAGGGGAAGCCTTAACTAAAAAATGTCCTGAGTGTGAAGCGATCATTTATGCTATCTATAAAAAATGTCCTCATTGTGGTCATGTGTTTCCTCTAAAAGAAACTGAACATATAAAACCACCTAGTGAATTTAAGTTAATTTTATCAAAAGAAGAAAAACAACAAAGAAAATTTTTACATCAGAAAATACGAGCGATTTATTTATTGTTAGAAGATTATTATTTAACTAAACAAAAAAAAGAAAATAATTTATTGAATCCTATTGAATTAAATCCCGTATTGGCAAAAAGGTTATTTAAAAGGAAATATGATTTTTTTCCTAAAAAAGAATGGTATCGCAATGCTATTTTTAAAGAGGATAATCAAGAGAATAAAAGTAAATATGCCAAATACTTACTTTGGGCTTATCCTCAGTTTAAAGCAATTGATATTATTACTATCTTATCTTATGAATTCGGGGAGAAAAATGAACAAGACAGAGCTTGAACAAAAAATAAAAGACTTGATAGATGAGTATTTATTTTCTGAAACGGGGATATCCCATGACGAATACGAAACTATATTAAATACCGAGATTAATACATCGAATTTCAATAGAATACAAACGAAACTTTATAAATGTGAAAAAACTCTTAAAGAAATATGCAAGTTATTAGATACCCTAGATTTTTCTTACTCAATAGACCAGGCTCATTATGAGAAATTGAGAGAAATAACAGCAATAAGAGATTACTCTAAATGTCATAAATCTCATTCATAAAACTGGTATCAACTGGACAAGCATTAACATTAATAACTGGAAACGGGGTAAAATATATCTCATCCATAAAACTGGTATCAACTGGACAAGCATTAACATTAATAACTGGAAACGGGGTAAAATATATCTCATCCATAAAACTGGTATCAACTGGACAAGCATTGATCCCAGTTGAATTATTAATTTGAGCTAAAACTCCTATAAAAAAATTAGGCATTTAAACACTCCAAACATTTACAAGTACAAAACGATTATTTAAATTATTCCAATTTCCCACACATAACCATTTATTGTTCCCAGCGAAAAGGTTAGTGTTGAATTGATAAATACGACCGATGATCCAGCTTGTACCTATTCCTATTGCCATATTAGGGACTGTGCCAATCCTTGAATATTTACTACTTACTCCATTATTTCTTAATGTATTATCGAAAACGTGTAACTTTGTTGCCCATAAATCAGTTCCTGCGGTTTGTCCATCGTTACATGTAATACCATAAACTGCATCATTCGTTAATAAAATAGGTTTATTACTTGTGTTTGTCTGCTCGACTCTATGTTGTCCAGAAGTTGCAGTGAGACTGTTTTTATGAAATAAAAGTAATTTATTTTTATAGAATGAACTATAGTAAGGAGTTGCACTATTATTAGGGATTGTGGTATTGACATCTATTAATTCAGTTAGACACATAACTTTATAATCAGGAACAGTAAAAATCGTTGTATTATGAGTTATTAATATTATCCCATTTTGATTGATTGTATAACTATGATTATTTGCGGCATTTTGAGAAATACTTATGATTGTGGCAGAACCATTATCATCGAAATGAAAGGAGCCGTTTGCGAGATCAGCTACATTTATTCTGCTTCGTCCTACTAATGTAGTAATGGGGTCATTTGCTGTTTTCCAAGCAATATTATTTGTTGAGTTCATTGCTGTTCCGTTTGTCCACGTTCCAGCAAAACTAGAAAATCGATAATTTAAGAATCCGAATACTGCAGTCAGATCAGTTTGTAATGTCCCTGCTGAATTGTTAATTATAAGATCAGAAGTATTATAACTATAATTTATTTGAGAGGAAAACTTCCCACAATAATAATTCCCGTTCCCGTCTGTATAATATGCCATATTAAGTTAATTTTCCTACTATTGTCCATAAATTACTACCAAGATGTATTACTTGAGCTGTATCATATTTTGCTACTAAAGTACTTCCTCCAGAGTCTAATGTACCGATCGCCACAAAAGTAATTATATTAGTACCAGCGTTTTGAACAGTACAAGTAAACCCAGTAGTTAAACCATTGGGTAATGTAATTGTGATTGCATTACTTGCCCGGATAAAAGAATTATAATCTGATTCAGCTAACGTTGTATTAGTTGTGATTACTCTTATCCCTATGGTAGTAATTGGTTTGTTACTTAAATCATTATAGCTTATCTGTAAATTGCCCGAACCTAAAAGACTATTATTATTAATGCTTTTTAGATTGGTCTGATTAACCAAAGTTGCTTGTTTGGCATTAAGAGCATTTTGTAAATCCGTCTGATTACTTAACGTACCAGTCAACAAACCCCAAGCGATTCCAGAACTGGTCAAAGAAACACTTGCAGTATTACCTCCTAAGTTAGTGATTGTAGCGTTACTAAAAATGATTGTAGCAATATTAGGATAATTACTAACACCATCATTTAAAGTAATATCACTAGATGGTAAATTATAAAATCCTTTAGTTCCAAGTGCATTACTACCATAATATTGATTAGTGCTAACTGTACCACTTATGTTAGCTGCCAAATCTACGATCCCATCATTATTAGTATCATAAATCGACTTATTCATATCACCAATACCGCTACCAATAGGGAAGCCATAAAACCCTTTAACACCACTAGCATTAGTACCGTAATATTGATTAATACTTGGTGAACCAGCGATATTAGTAGCAATATCGGCAGAGTTTACAACACCATCATTGTTACTGTCATAAGTTGATACCTCCATATCACCCGTAGCGATAGGCAAATCGTAAAATCCTTTAATATTACTTGCATTAGTACCATAGTAATAATTAGCTAAAGTTGATCCATTTATTGATTCAGCACTATCTACAATCCCGTTATTGGTAGTGTCATAAACCGAAGTAAGCATATCTCCGATCCCATTACCAATAGGGAAGTTATAAAAGCCTTTAATATTACTTGCATTAGTTCCGTAATATTGAGTGGACGAAGGTGAACCAACAATATTGGTAGCAAGATCAGCTAATTCAGCAATATCAACTTTGCCGTTATTGGTAGTATCATAAGTCGATTTAAGCATATCGCCACCTAATGGCAAAGCATAAAATCCTTTACTATTACTTGCATTAGTACCATAGTAATAATTAGCTAAAGTTGATCCATTTATTGATTCAGCACTATCTACAATCCCATTATTGGTAGTATCATAAACAGATTTAACCATATCCCCACCGGATGGAGGTAAATCGTAAAACCCTTTAATGTTACTTGCATTAGTACCATAATATTGATTTATAGATGTACTTCCGCTTACTGCTGTAGAAAAATCTACAATTCCATTATTGTTAGTATCGTAAGTTGATTTGAGCATATCGCCCGTACCAATACCAGTAGGGAAAGTATAAAAACCTTTAAATCCGTTACTATCTGTACCATAATATTTATTGGCTGGAATAATACCTGCTAAATCTTGGGCTAAATTTACAACACCATCGTTATTAGTATCATAAATCGATTTAAGCATGTCTCCCGTCACCGAGATATTAATAGTAGCAATACCGCTACCACTATTGGTTATACTTGCACCGTTAAAATTTAGTTGACTTACATCATTTATAGTTGTAATACCATCAGTGACTGAATCTAATTGACCACCAGTCGAATCAATGGTTAAAGTATTGAGAAAATCATTATAGGTCAAATTAACATTATTACCAGCAATCAATAAAGAAGCTACTCTATCATCAACACCCTCATTAAAATTAGGGATTGTAGTAGGATCAATTATTAAATTCCCCGCACCTAACAACGTAGTATTGTTAATACTTTTGATATTAGTTTGATTGACTAGCAAAGGTTGTAACGCATCTAAAGCTGTTTGTAACCCACTAATTGTTACGATCGCCTGTGTACCTGTGTGATTAGTCCTATCTAAATAAAATTCAGGTAATTCACCACCTAATGTGTCCGCATCAATATTACCAGTAATGCCTGTTATCGGTGTAGGGTTTGTAATAGTAGCTTCTCCCGCATAACCACGACCTACTATAGAACTTACCCTATACACCTTGACATCAAAAGGCAACGTTATACCGTCTGTTATTTGATCAACATTAAAATAAGTAATATTTTGTGCATTGGTAGAAAAAGTACGCACCACGCTATTACTTGTATTTAAAATATCAATTTCATAAGTAATTATTTCAGTACCATTTTGAAAAGGAGAGTTATTTATATAAGGATAATCCCATGTAATTGTTATATTGTCAGCATCATCTATCTGGCTTTCGATATTAGTAGGGGCTAAAGGAATATAATTATTGCCTACTGTGTTGACTGTATTAGTAGGGGTTGCATTCAAATCTTGCCAAGGGGCTATAACTGGTTGGTAAGTAATTGATTGACCTACATTGAGAGTATTGGCATAAAAAGAATAATAAGCCCCATCACCTTTTAATAAAAAGAATTTATCGCCAACGTTGTTATTGCTATTAAAATTTTGCGTATTGAAAATACTTCTTTGCAGGTAATTTATAGTATATCTATCATTCCCTAAAGGTAAAACATCTCTAAATTGTATTAATTCACCTTCCCATACACCATTATTTTGACGAGCTATTAATGCCAAATTAGAACCCGTATTAAATTGACTTGCACTAATTGACGATAAACTGCCACTAAATAATTGTACATTCAAAGTATTAACAGTATCTAAACCAGTTGCTGATGGTAATGCGGTTTCACATTCACCAATCGTAGAAGTAGCTGTGTGATTGACGGAGGCGATATAACTATTACCTCCGTCAAAACTGATATTTACAGTAGTCGGTGCGTCCGCACAGATATAAAGAGTATTCGGTGGATTATTAGGATTGATAACAGGAATATCAAGAAAATAAACATCAGGAATGCCATTGTCTAAAGGATCAATTAAAGAGGGGAATGAATTACTGTTAGGTGGGTTTGTTGAGGTGTAAAGGAATGCCCCAAATCCGATATAGCGTCTTGCTGATACTTCAATCGTATAGTCTGGATTTAAAGTTATTTTTTCTATCTGTACAATTTCCCCGTTTGGTAATTCTACTATTCCTAAAAGTTCTAAATAAGGATAGTACGGAGCTGGCAACTTAAATGTATAACTGAAACGCTGTCTAGTAGTTACTAATTTTAATATTTTTCTAGCTTGTTGCCTTGCTTCATAAGGATTTGTAGAAATTTGAGTTTCTATTCTAAAATCATTTTCTTGAGTATATTCTTCAAAATGTTCTACAATCTCATCAACATCATATTTTTGATTGTTATTATAAAATTTTAGACTAGCTTTATTTGGTAATTGGCTTTTGGCTGTTCTAGTTACTTCAAATATTCTATTTTCATTTACAGCCAAGTAATGATTAGTAGGAAAAATATTTGGCGTAAGAATACCCCGATCAAAAGATTTGAACATTATTACTCCTTCCCCAGATTCCACTGCGGTAAAAAGGTAAAACTGCATCAAATCTTCTAATACTTTCCTTGATGATTCTCCATTCTGACTGACTAGCAACCCCTCATTTAAAACATATTTACCAGCTATATCAGTTACATCTATACGATCAGAAGGCACTCCTGCACTTTCACATATATCACGAACTACTAAAGAAACATCGGGATTAGCCCCAAACTTTTCGCCTAATAAAACAGCTCCTATTTGTGTAGGTATTTGATTACCATATACTTCTAAAGGAACATCTTTAAAACCTATATAACAAACGCCTTTGTACGCAATTTCTGCCTCGTCCCCCGTTTCAATGGTTTGCATCGCTGACCATGGCTGAGTTTGCGTACCATCAAAAAAAGTACAATATTCTTGAAAAAAAGAATGATCCGTTGTAAATTCTTGCCCATTCACAATTACCCTTTCTAGGCTTACATCACCCTCACAAAATAAAACAGCCCATGTCCCATAAACTTTCTCAGTTTCATTTTGTTGCCCCCCTTTTCCACCTCCTCCGCCACCTTTACCACCTTGAGATGTAGTTTCAGTCTCAATGCGATACATTTTCTCAATCGTATCAGGCCAAAATTTGTTGCCTTCTAATCTGATCTTGCCATATATTTTGGGTATGGGTGAATCGTACTCTGATTTTGGAACTCTTAAACTTGTTTCTTGTTTTTGTTTTTTTTGTGGTGTTGTAAATAAAGGAGATATTGCACTGACGGCTAAAGATATTCCTAAACCAATTATTGGATCAAATCCCATTATCTAAACCTCCAGATACTGTGGAGTTTACGCAACCAAACACCATCAAGATTATGTTCGATAACTTTGCCAACTCTGTTTTCGGAATGAATAATAGTATAAGGGGCTGTAATGATACCTACATGGGTCGAATAACCACTTACTTTAAATATAGCTATATCCGTACTATCCATAAGATTCAAATCACCCTGATCTTTGCTGTAAAGTATCTGGAAATTATCAGCTATATAATCAACAATTTCATTATTGCGTGAGATACGATTATAATTTTTAGGGATAAGTGGTAAATCACAACCGTATTCTATAGCTACCGCCATTAAGAAATTTACACAGTCAACACCAACTCCTTTTATTTGTTGATCATGTTGCCATTTAGTGCCTAACCAACTTCTCGCTATTTTTATAAACTTTTCTTTATCTATCATAGATCACCATAACACCTTATGTAATCCATTATATTACATAGCTAAAAGCCAGTAGTAGGATTACTAGCAACAATGTCGATACCAGGTAATTTAGGAAAAGCTCCATAGTTAGGTAAGTTATCATAATCACGACAAGCAGCAAGGGATTTATCACAGTGACGAGTTAAAATGACATCACAACCAATATCGGGAGAGTAAGGTAAATTTTCACTTATGGTAATATTTAAACCTTGAGCCTCTTCTATATAAAAAGCTCGTTGGCTAAAATTCCCGTTGGCGAATTTTAATTCTCCATATTTATACCCTGACCAATTATCCAAACCGAAGCCGACTTGTAAAACATGAGTATTTATAACACCTGTCAAGACTGCTGAAACTCTCACATTACTATCAATTACCCGATTACAAGCATGACCTGATGTACCCTGACTTAAGAATTGATGACGGCACAATGAGGTAGTTTTTTTAGAAACGGAATTATTTAATTTTTCAGTTGAGCCTATTGTTTGAAATTGGTAAGTACGACTGCCAGTAGGTAAATAGCCCAAAACATAATCTCCGAAATAGCCATTAAATGATTGGCTAACAATAGTGTCACTTAGCCAATCATAAAGATAAATATCCACAATTGCATCATCATATAAACCTCGTCTTATATCAGTTTCATCTACATAAAAATCATTAGTAATACTTTTTGTCTCAATATTATCTACGTTTAACTCTGCTGTTTTCGTGGTAGAGGTTGATTCAAAAGCTATCGTGGGTGTACAATTTACCCCATTTATTGTTAATTGACGATCATGGTTTGTAAATCCTAACTTGAAATTATCACTCCTCGTAATGATCCAACATCTACAAAAAGTAGATTTTAAAAACTGGTTTTCTTCTATGAATTTTAAATTATTTATTTTTGACATCTGTACTTCCCCGTCTTCTGCATAAACTAAAGTTTGGAAAGACGGGACTTCTGAAAATCTAAATATAGAATCGATACTAGCTTCTATATCTTGTATTTGAAAATTTGACCAAGTACCTATTCCTAATCGCAATAAAATTAAAAGATATTCTTTGATTTCTTTGTGAACAGTTAATTCGGGAAACTCAAATTTCCTACGAGCTGAATTTAAACTTTGTCTTGATTCAAAACCAGATTCAGATTGGAAAATATCCGTTTTTGTCATCAAAGGTATTTGTGTTTGTAATTCTAAAGGAATTGATAAGTAATGGTTATATGTTTGCGTCAAGTTATTAGTTGCTTTTAATGATTCTGTTTTTACTTCCAGTATTCTTAAATCTGGTATAGAATACACTTGTTGTTGAATTTCTTTATCATATGTTTGTATGCCAATAGGTAGTATATCATTTTCAAAACGGCATAATAGACTGAAAGTTCCTGTCCAAGTTAAGTTGGCATTAGCACCATTGGTTATTTTGCCATCAGAGCCAAAAGTCAATGTATTTGTAACATCTGTATTCCCATTAAATACTTGGATACTGGAAAGGTCAGGATAATTAATAGGTCTGATAATACTGAACGTCCCTATATTATATTTTTTGCCAAATTGATATTCGCCTTCGTACTCATAAACAATTCCTTGACTATAAACTAATGCACCTAACACACCAAACCCCGTATAGAAAGGTTGAGCTGTTGCTATGTAGTCAATAGGGTCATAAAAATTGAATTGTCCCTCACTACCTTTTATTGTTGTAAAAAAATTTCTAACGTATTCATAGATAACCTGAGGTAATACTGAATTTGTAAAAGAAAAAACGCCTAATGGATATATCCATTGAGCGTTCATATAATCAATTCCACCTACAGTTTCTTGTAGTGTTGTTTTCTGATATTCATAAGTCACTGTCAAACCCATGTCAGGCTCTAATTCTAATATCGGCATTTATCTATGTAGTATCTTTAACTACTATGATAACACGGGAGTATTTTTTTCTGTATAAACGATCTCACCATCAAAAGATTTCTTTAATCTAGTAACTAAATCTAAAATATCGCTACCTACCGTAAAAGGTTCAGCAACGTTATCAAATAATTCTTTAGCTTCTTTAATCAACTTTTTATTGATTATTTGTTGCCTTAATTCCAGTCTTACTTTTAAGAGATATTGAGTTTTTTTGATTGCTTTATCCTTATCTGATAAGTTGCCTAATTGTGTATCTATTTTCCGATCAATTGTTTCTTCTGTTATGGTTTCCCCAAATAATAATTTATAAGCGGAGGTTACATCAAAAATATTATTTGTCATCAATATTTTTTTATCTTTAATTAATTGCAAAGTTTTTTCCGCTTTATAAAATACATTCACCTTGCCATTAACAAATAATTTATGAATGTTATCTAAAGGTATCTTTTTTGTATCTATGACATGACAATATTTTTCTGAGGCAATTATTAGATAGTTTTCATACTCACCAATGGCGATCGCCTGTTCATCATTAAATAATCGAAAAGTGTTGTCTAATTGATAATCTTCTTTTATCTCCAGATAATCTACAACGGCACAAATTTTGTCTAACTTTAGTTTTAGATTACTTTCTAATTGTTCAATTGCTTTTTCCACAAGAAAAGAATAAGAGATTTTTGCATAATTAGCCATAAATTCTTTTACTTCTTCATCGCTACCAATATTTAGTAAAGTTTCTAAATACCATTTATGGGCTTTTACCCCTTCTTTAAATTCTTCTGTGCTGTAATTCTCTATATCTGACCAATACTCAATGGTTTCCGACTCAACTGTTTTTTTAGATTTAATCGCTAAAGTGAATGGTTTTGTACCAAATGTCTTCTTTTCTGTTTTTAGTATCATCTTTATTTTTTGTGTATGTTTTTTCATATTTTACAGCAAAAAAGTACTTTTTTGTTTATCAGAAAAAAATTTTTAGAGTGATTCAAGATAAAATATAAATTATCAAAAAGAAAAGAAAGAAGAAATAATCAAATGAATGAGATAATTTTAGTAAAACAAATGAAACAGATTACTAGAAGGATTTATCTTCAAGTAATTAATAGAAAAGGGGAATATAAAATTACAGAGCAAAATTATCTAAATATTTTTGCTCTGTGTGATGATTTTTTCAAGATTATTTTCAGCCAAATAGATACTTATAAAATAGATAAATCTTTGTTTCTTGATTTTATGAACTTTCAAATGCAACTTAATTATTGTTTTGAAATGATGATCGAGAATGAAATGACAACAAAAGAAATACATGATTTAATGGATAAAGAAAAAGAATATCTTAATTTTATTTTTCAGTCTATAACTAACCTTGACATTTCAGATTTGTAAAAATCCGCTGAACTATCCACTTTCAAAAATATCTTTTATTAAAAAAACTTTGGCACAACTATTTAAAGTTGTGCCAAAGTTTTTTTAATAATTCTTTTCTTTTTTTGTTAATGATATTAACAAAAATTTTTGCTAAAGAGGAAACCTTAGTCTATATCTACCTCATTTGTTTTACCGCTATATTTTTCTTTATCATAACTTTGAAATAATCAAAATTTCAACTATGTTACACTAAATATAGTTGATAGTTAATAAAAAAAATGACAATAATAACTATGGGGAAAGATAGGACTTACTCTTTCCAAACCGATGACGATAATCAAGCGGCTTTATTTGCCAACTTAAAAAAAGACTACGAAAATTTAGAAACGCAAGTAAAGCAATTAAATTTACAAAAAGACGAGAATTTTACTTGTAAATTAGGTGAGGAAGAAGTTGAATATCCTATGGACGGCAAAGGATTTGCTAAATTCAAAAAGGATATGGACAAATTCTATAAAGATAAGGCAAAGTGCGATGCGGAAAAGGCAAAATGCGATGCTGAACTTGCAATGGAAGATGCTAAAAAAAATTGGGCTGAACAATTTAAAACTAAGCAAGATTCAATAGATTCAGAAATTGAAGTATTAAAAGCTGAACTCTCTAATCGTGACAGTATTAATACCCAATCGATCATTGCAGAAAAGGCTAAAGAATTATCGTTATTAGTAAATAAGGCTACCACTATTCTAAATGTAGATAGTGATAGCCTTTTTACTAAATCAGCAGTTGAGATAAAAAAAGATGTGATTTCAAAAATTTATCCAACTCTCAATCTTGATGACAAAACCGAAGTGGCGATCGATGCAATGTTTGAAACTTGTGAATTATATAAAAATGATAGTAAGAGAATCATTGAAGAGCAAAAACAACTTATTAATAATGCCGTCACGGTAAACAATCTTGATACTCAAGATACTACCACTGAAATGACTGCGAGAATGAAATCAATCACTACCGCTTGGGAGAATAAATAATGACAAGTTTATTGAGCAATTATGATTATATGTCACAGCGTCCTAGACTGACTGGACAAATCAATAGCCTTAAATTATCTAGTAGAGATTCAGCCGTCAATGTTACTCAAGCTATCCCTTTCGGGTGCGTAGTGAAATTTGATACTACAAACTCATTCAGTGAACCTAGCACGGGGAAAGTTGTTCTTATTCCTAATGCTACCACTGACAAAATTGCTGGAATTTCTATTCTTGAGTATATCTATGAAGGGAGTGAATATCCTCTTAATTCAGCGTTTCCTTTTGCTACTCTGTGTGACGTTTTAGTATTTAGTGAAACTGCTAATACTATTGGCGACCCTGTTTTCCTCCGTGTTGTCTCTGGTGCAGGTGGCACAAAAGTCGGGTATGGCTTCCGCAATGTGGCTGTATCTGGGGAAACAATTGCTTTACCTAACTGTTATTGGACTGAAACCAATACAGGTACTAACGAAATATCTGAAATTCATTTTGAACGATAGGAGTAAAAGAAAAATGACAACTGCACAATACACAAACGGATTAGTAAAACATTATCTTGAGAATAGACAGTCTATTCATGGAAGTCTTAACTTAGATGATAATGCAATCGCCTTTTTTCAACGACAGTTAGAAAAAGATTTAGGAAAAGTCTTTGAATCCTTAAAGCCTACTTTGACAGTTGAACAGGATATAGTCACCCAAGCTGGTTTACCTTACGGGACTAAATCGGTATTTTATACTGAAGTAGATACAAGAGGAATGGCTAGTATTATCGCTGGTGGTAGTGATGATATTAAACAAGTTAGTATGCTCGGTCAAGAAGTCTCTTATAAAAGAGCCAGATTGGCGATCGGTTATTCTTACTCTCAAGAAGAGTTAGACACCATGTTTGAAGATACTCTTTATAGAAAACCTTTAAATGTCAATGAATACAAATTGAAAGGTTGTATTTATGCCTTAGATGATTTATCTGAAAAGTTAGGCTATTATGGGGATTCAAGTCATGGTATCGTAGGATTATTGACTGATCCAGCTTTAACTCCCGTTATTGACACCTTCAAACCTTATTTGACTACTCAGACTGCGGAGGCTTTATATAATTGGTTTGTAAGAAGTTATTACTATATCGTTCAACAAACTAGACAAAGATTCGCCCCTAATACTTGTTTAATTCCCTTAAAATTGATGATTCGGTTACAATCGGTGCGTTCTCTTTCAGCTAACAATGAAACTGCTTGGGATATGGTCACTAATTTAATGTCACAAATGGGAGTTACTCTTATGAATAGAGAATCTCTAAGACAATCTGAATTAGAATCAAATGGAGTTACTAATGTAGGTGACAACCAAGAGATTATGGTGTTCTATCATAAGTCTCCCGATACTATTTTCAGAATGATCAATGACATCAGAACCCAACCATTCGAGCGTAGAAATCTTAATTTTAGTACGATCATGTATTACGATGTTACAAGCACTATCATTCCCTATAAAGAAGTAGTAAGTATTATTAAATATCCTATTGCAACAACCTAATGAAAACAAAAATTGAATTTCACCCAGAAAGACTCTCGCCGCCAAGACAGGGTGGTTATGTCCTAAGAACAGAAGACTTTGAAACTCTCGCTTTGAAACAGGGTGAGAATATTTTTGAAGTAAGTCTTGTTGATCGATTTAGAACACATCCTAGTTTTATTGAGGCTATTAAAACCAGTGCTATCGTCGTGGTTTGTGAAGAAGTAGAAGAAACTAAAGAGAAAAATATCGGTGACTTCAAAAACGTAAATGATGCAAAAAGAGCGGTCGAGAATAGCTATGATAAACTCAAATTAGAAACTTGGTTAGATCAGGAAACTAAAGGACAAAATAGAAATACTGTCATCAGTGCTATTAAAATAGCAATAGATAAAATAGAAACGGCTAAATTATCTACTGCTTCTATTTCTTAATCTTTTAAAAAAATAAAAAAAGATGATCTGTATACAGATCATCTTTTTTTATTGCCGACTAATCTATTCTAAGAAGTTTTTTAAATTTTTTCTTGGCATCGGCATTATCAAAAATACCGTTATTAATAAGATCAATTTGATTAAATATGGCATCAGTAAGATCAGCATGACTAAAATTAGCACCGTTAAATTCAGCATCGATAAAATCAGCTTTTTTCAATGAACAATAACTAAAATTAGTAACTTTGAGATCAGAGGATAATCCTATTTTCGATCTCAAGAAAATAATTTTATTCAAATAAGAACCATTAAATTGGACTCCTTTTAAATTAGATTTATAAAAATCTGATTTACCTCTAAAGTAGCTACCGTAAAATAGTGAGTTTTCTAAATTGACGTTCTCAAACTCGCTATTTTCAGTTTTCAATCGATTAAAGATAGAACCACTTAAAACAGAATCGGTAAAACTCACTAAATCCCAATTACTATCAGTTGCATTTATTCCTGCTAAATGGCAACCTTCAAAGAATACATTCGCCATTTGTGAATCAGCTAAATTACTCCCACGAAAACTACAATTTCTAAATAGACAATCACAAAAAGTAGCTTTGCTCAAATCTACATCTTCAAAAAAGCAGTCCTCTATTTGAGAACGATCTATTCTAAGCCCAGTCAAATCTTCCCCACTAAGAATCAAGTCTTTTAAATCTTCTTTCGATACCTTTGTAAATGACTTATATTCTGCTAAAAATTCTTCTCTATTCATTTTTTTTTACTCCTATTTTCATTTATTAAATCTAATTCAACCTGTATAGCTGGAATCAAAACAATCAACTGATTTTTTAGGCTTTTTCTTCTTAAGGAATTAGCTAAATAAAAGTCATCGGGATGGGTATAATTTTCTATTCCAAACTCTCTCAAATATTCTTCGGCTTCCTTATCATTCACAAAATCAAAACTATGTAAAAAAGGAAACAACCCATCTATTACAGATTTTGCTTGTATAAAAGCTAATAAGGGCTCTATATACGATGCTTCTAAAGGAATCACCGACTGAACTATCTCAACTATTTTCTGTTTATATTTATTCATTTTTCAATCCAAACAATATTCTACTGTTTTTACATTAGTTAATACTTTTGTTTCCCAAAACTTCTTACATTTTTCTTCTCGTAAGTCATCGTAGGTCAAAGACAATATTTTATCATCTTTGAAAATATCAACACCATCTCTAAATATCTGTAGTTTAAACATATCTCTTTTTATCAAGTACACTTTTGATTATACAGAAATATCTTAAGAGTGTTAATCTATTTTAATGATCTTTATTTCTACTACGGGGTAAATTTCTATTATATCTACTCCTAACGCAATGGCGATAAGGTTTAGGTTATCTTTAGCTATCGTCGGCACTAATCCTGTTTCTATTTTCTCTAACAAGCCATTACTAATGCCTGTTAAGTCTGCTAATCCTTTTCTAGTTACATTTCTAGTTTTTCTTAAGTTACTTAAATTCACTCCTAACGATTTATCCCATCTTAAAAAAATAGCGTTTTCTAAATGTACGGTAATCATAACATTATATTTAATTATTTTCTGCATTTTAGTTTAACATAGTTTTATAAACAATTTCATTTTAAGGAAAAGAATGGATTTACAATTAGGATTTTTGGCAGAGGAAAATGAAATCATAGAGACTGAGGTTAAAGTAGAAAAAATAGAACAGCTCGTATTAACTCAAGGAATAATTGAACCTAGAAAAGCAAAAGAAGATAGTACAGCTTTAAATTATTGGAAGTCATGGAAGCCTAAAGATAGAAGTAAGTTAGGGAAAGCTGATCACACTTACAAATTAACTCATGGTTGGTTAATGCCTTATTTAGTTGGCATTGACGAGTTCACAAATAAACGTTGGGAATATTGGGCAAAAGTACAAAGATTATCGCCCGTTGCCTATTATGAATATTTAACTAAAGGTGTAACTGATAAGTTTGTAGCGGAAGCTATACACTGTCACGATTACCCTGAAATAAGTTTTTCTGAAGATACTACTACTTTAAATTATCTTAATTCTGTTATTGATTTAATTTGTGGCGATCGCTCAATTAGCGGAATAGATGCTTTTGAATTTCTATTAGATTGGTTATTATTTGGGTTCGGGCATGAAGATTTTACAGAATTACCAGAATCCCCTTCTCGTGACAAGGCAATAAATAAGAAACTGTATGAATATTTTGATTTATTCCCTTTGTTAATAAATCCTTATGATTATTTTGGGCTTATGTTACCTGAGTTATTTAATCAAGGGCGTAATCAAAAAGTTGGTTTTTTCCCAACTCCTATGACTATCTGTATCGCTATGACTGAAATGATTAGCGGGAATGATAAACCTACTATTCAAAGATTTCAAGAATCGTCAGCTGGTACTGGAAGTCTTGTTTTAGCATGGTCAAAAAAAGGATTATGTGCAAGTATCACAGAATTATCTAATACTTGCACTAAGGCTATTTTGGTTAATTGTTATCTTTACGCCCCACAATACGCACGTCCTTTATTTTATTTAGCAGAACAAAGTACTTTTATTTGTGGGAATGCTCTCAGTAATGAGATATTCCACGATTACCACGCTAAATATAAAAAAATAATTGCTGATGATTTCCGAAATCATTTTGCTGTTTTAACTAAAAAATAAATCAAGCTCTGCTTTTCTACGACGGTCAAGTCCTGCGGAGGGCTTCCCGTTTATTTTATTCCACCTTTTTAATTCTGTCTCAGCACTTTGATAATCTTTTCGATTTATTTTTTTTCGAAGAGTTGATTCTTTAAAAGCATTTAGTCCTACATTAAAAGCAAAACTTGTTAAAGCTCCTAATTGTTGTTTAGTTAACGGCACTGTTACCAAATCCTCTATTTGTTTTGATAACTTTTCTAACTCAAGATAAAGCATCCCTTCCGCTTTCACTCTATTCATAGTGTCACTCATTTTTACTGATTTCCCATTTACTCTTGTAAACCCATAACCAATCGTAGGCACTCCCGCAGGACATAAATATGCCTTCTCCCTAAAACTTTCAAACTCCTTCACTAAATCAAATGCTTTTTTCTCTATCATTTTTAATACTAATTGTAGTAAGGCATATTACAATTCTATTTTACATCTATTTTCCATAGGCTTTTTTCTATGCTTATTGTATTTACGATAGAGAAAAGCCAATTGACGAGTTCCTATCAACAGGTTACCTGATATTAGGTTTCCTGTTATTAGGTTACCTGTTAACAGGTTTTCGATATACATAATTAAGATCAATAAACTCATAATTAAAAAAATAAAGATCAAGTTAATTATGCAAAAAATTTATTTTTTCTTTTTTTCTGTTTAAGAAAAGAAGCCATTGAAAAATAACTAATTATTCTCTGTATTGCTGATTATTTAGCTAAATAAGGCTAATGAGGTAAGTAAAGGATTAATCATACTTAAAGAAACTTTAAAAGAGTAAAATAATGAAATAAAGCAATGATCAAATAAAGAATGAGAAAAGAGCAAAGACATCCGTTAGCACATATTGACAGGCAAATAGTCAAAAGTTTTTTTGTGGAAGGAATGAGTGATTTCAATTTGACTGAATTAGCTCGGTTAAAAATCCATCACTATAATTTTTCAGGTGCAACCGATATACGATTCGATCTCGATAGCATTATGAATCAATGGGAATTAACTGAAGATTAACTTTACGAAAAAACTAAAGTAATTTATGCGAAAGAGATTTTTCTAATTTCGATTCTGAGAGTGAAGAAGATTGGAGTTAATAAAAAACCTCCTCTGATCGGGAGGTAAAATAATTTAATTAATAGGTTATAATGGAAACAACAAAACCCGACACAGCTCTGCTAAGTATCTGCAAAGAATCGGGTTACTCAATTTTAGGCTTTGGCTAGTGCACCGTATTTTTTATCTAAATAAACTGGCATTTTAAGGGGGACATATATTGTCTCCAAACATTGTGCAAAATATCCTAATTCACAGAAGTCATAGGCTTTTATAACCCGTGTCCCACGATGATTGTCAAGATGATAGATAGCCGTACTACTTTCAACTGCCCATTCTTTACTACTGCGATACGAACTCCAATGAATACCAACCGACCCATCGAGTAAATCAAATATATCTATTGGATAACCTAGCTTTTCTACTCGCAACATCAAATAGTTTGCTTTTTCTGCGATGCACCAAGTATTAGGTTGCTTAACTAGATTTTTCTCTAAATCCATAATGCGATCTGAGTAAACGGTAATTGCTTTTTTAGGTTGCTCAACTGAATAACTACCAGTTTGTCTAATACTTGGTAAGATTTCCTCAAATACCCATTTTTGAAATTGTTTAGCTGTTTCTAAACGAGATTTAAAGATTAGTTGATAAATACCAGCCTCTTTAGTAATTATCAATACCTTCTCAATTCTTGGCTTGTTTTCCCCATATCTGATGGTGGGCATTTGATGTAATGTCAAATAATCTGGATCGATTAAGTCTTTTATCGCTGTTTTGGGAGTAGCATAACCTAATGCTTTTGCTACATCGATCGCCACTGGATTACCATCTACAAAACGAATATCTTGACTATCAAACTGAAATCGTGTTAAATTCATATTAACTCCTAGTTGCTTAACTACTTTTAGGGGTTACGGAATGATATACAGCAATTCATAATTAACAGTTATGGGTTGCTTTTCCGTTTCTATAACTATTTATATATAAGTCTTTGAAGATTTTAAATCTACTTAATTAGTCTGTAATTCTAACTGTTCAATTTTATTTTGGTTGCTGATATTCTTTGATTAATTATGTTTAAATATTCTTCTTCTTTTTCGATTAGAACATAATTAAAACCTGTTTCTATTGCACTTACTGCCGTTGTACCACTGCCTCCAAAAGGATCAAGTACAATTCCATTAGGGGGAGTAATTAACTCGATGAAATATGCCATTAAATGCCGTGATTTAACTGTCGGATGATCATTATTGACTAATCCTTTACAATTCCTATCAGTTGTGGATGCTTTGGCTTTGTAGTATATGCTATTGACTGTATCTGTATCAAAAGGTAAGTTTTTAAAATATCTCGCCGCCGTTCCTTTATCCTCAAAATAAACACCGCTTTTATACGGATTACTTTTAAATTTTACTGAATTATCCTTCGTGTATGTATCGTAATTATAGTCACTTGCTCTACTGACAGATTCCCCACTTTGATCGCCAATAACATTAACAGGACAATCTTTAGCGTGATTATTTTCTTGGCAGTTAATACCACATGATAAAATTAAATTAGCTGGATAAAGACCGATGTTAGGATTGTGACCATCTTCTGATCCTGTTTCTTTTCCTAGCCCACTGTGATAAATATTAGTCTTCTCTTTTTTTTGAAAAACCACAAGGCACTCTTTTATTAGTACCAATCCTACCTGCATCAATATTTAATCCGCCCGTACCGTGTTTAAGAATATTTCTAACAATACTAGATTCTGAACATTTTTTCTGCCCCAACCACCAACCTTCGATCGCAGGTTTCAACGCAGGAGTTTTCCAACCATCCCATCGCTTTGCTAATTCACTTGATGATTTTGTGATTTTAGGGTTATCTTGCCATGAACCACCAAGTGCATTCGTACCATCCTTACATCCCCTTGCGGATGTAAGGATGCCTATAACCTCTCTTTCTTCTCCTAACATCCGATCAATCTGCTTACTCACATCTTGCCCTTTTTGAAATCCGCCGCCATTTGCATGGTGTACAATGTCAATAATTCTAAAACCAGCTAATTCTAAAGCCATACCAGTCCAGTGAGAGGTTCTAGGAATACTCCATACTAAACCAATTGCACCAGGCTTCATGGTACGCATGGCTTCGTTCATTACCTCTGATAACCAATTAATCCAATTAAGCATACCACCCTTGTTATCATCCCATTTCATGGACATAAAGCTGATCGAAGAAGGTGGATCAGTAATTAAAGAATCAAAATAATTATCGGGGAATGTTTTTAATACTTTTAAACAATCACCATGCAAAACTTGGTTAATCATAGATAAAAAACAATTTTAATACTCTTGTAATACAATAGATTACAAGAGTATTAAAATTGTGAGAATTAGGTTAGGCTATTCTACTGTTTGAGAATATTTAATTTGCCCGACAGGATCAGAATTATAAAAAAGATCAATCAGAATAGTAGTTTTTTTTTTGTTTTGATTGGTTGCACTTTAAAGGAGATCATTGATTTATTAGAAGCTGTTTTTGTATTATTCCCTTTTATTAGGAAATCTGAAGATGATATAGAAACTTTGAATATATCTTGCATCTTACAAAATAATTCAATCTTCAAAACATATAATTTATCTTTCTGTATAGGGGATAAATACCAATCTTCCCCATCTTCTCTTAATAATAATTCTATATTTTTTATCATAGTTGTGTAGTTGTTTTTAAGTTAGGTTAAAGTGATTTTTCTATTAGTTGCCAAATATTTTTATGAACATAAATAGCCCGTTGTTTGCATTCAAGAAGTAAATTTTTAACGTAAGGATTTTTAGAGTCAAAATAATAAGCGGCGATCATAGTTAGAAAATTATCGGTTTTCATCTTTAACATCTCAACAAGAAATAGGAAAATATTAAAGTAACGAGGATCATCGATATGATCTAAAACTGATTTTTCGATAAGATCATTTTCATAGATATATTTAGCAGTGAGAAATTCTTGTAAAAAGACATGAGAGAAAAAATAAACATCATCTTCTTTAGACAAGATTCCTTGCTCACAAAAAGTCTTTACTAATTCTATCACGTCAATATCGGACATCCCGAGGCAATCATCAATATAACCTTGAGCAGTCAATAATAATTTATATTCTTTAAAAGTTGCTTATTAGTAGAGAAAAATTTATAAGCAACTTTTGAAAGTAAAGCAAACTCTCTTTCAAATTCTGGATAGCAACGATCCCCGTCTAAAAGTACTTTAAATATATCTTCATAAGTACGTGTCAAAGAAGAAGATGTTGTCAATCCATCGTAGGGATTTTTAGCTTCTCTGAATATAGGATTATCAGCTAAATGTTTTAATGAGTATCTGTCTAAACTTTTTAGAAATTGTGCAATGTCTTTTTTGATTTCTTTCTCTTTTAACAAATTTTTCATTTTTTCTGTTAGTTGTATGTTTTATAAAATAAGTTGGTAATACAATATTGTATTACCAACTTATAAAGATTAGGTTAGGGTAGCAATTAAAAATCAATACCAGCTTCGGATAAAGTAGCCATATCTTCAGCAGTTAGATTAACTACCCCATTCTCATCAACTGGGGGGTGTGCATAACTTTTTAACTGAGGTAAAAAACTATGCGCGTGAGATAAAGTAGAGTGATTGTTAGGCAAAACTAAACTACTGAAATTAGCTTCGGTTATTTTCTCATAACCTTTAACCACAGTAGCTTCAGAAGTTAAACCATTATTATCACCAGATAACTCTCCTTCTATCAGAGTAGGACAGAAGATAAAGCGAGATGTGAATTTACAAGTCGGTGTTTGTTTTGGCAAAATTTTACCAGTAATTTGTTCAAACTGTTTAAGACTATCATTAATATATTCAGTATATGCAGTCTTGATCAATGAGTGGGCTTTCCCTTTAGTGCGAAATACTAAAGGAGTGTCTGATAATAAATTGTTATCTTTATCTACAAATAAGACAACTAAAACACTATACATTTCAAAGTCAGTCTTATTAAAATCATTTTTTTTGTAGTAACTTACTTTTTTCGTTTCTTTCCCTTGCATTAATAAAGGAGCTGCTACAACCTTAATCTCGTTACTTACTAAAGCGTCTTGATAACCATTTAAAATAATCATACGGGGGGTACGACTGAACCACATCTTACCCGTAAATTTCTTTTTATCTTTATCTTTTAGTTTTACATCTTCTAAAGCCCAATTTTCATCTGGTTTAAAATCTATCGCTTTCGCTATATCTTGATTAATTGCAATCCCATGATTATCACTTTGTGGATTAAATAATTGACAGTGTGGATAGCCTTTTTGACTTGAAACGAACTCACTTACATCTACACCATAATCGGCAACATTTATTTTAGTCATTTTTACTTTTTTGTTAAGAGTTGTTATAACTTCAATTATAACAAAAAGCCTTGAAAATAGCAAAGGGAAAAGACATTTTTCTTTAGAAAATATAGAAAAAAGATTAATGCTACCAAAGCTAGGTTGTTTTAAAATTCTATGATTGTTATAATTCTAGTTATAATAAATGATAAGGTTAGGTTATGGCAAAAAGAATAATACCAATTGAATTAATGGAGAGGGCAAAACAAAATAATATTCCAGCAATTACAGTTTACAAAAGAGTACAATCTGGTATCTCTATGAATGATGCTGTAACAGTTAAAGATATTAGAAAATATTTTAAAGAGCAAAATACTAATTTAATATCTTTTCATTATGAAAACAAGAAAAAATTAGTCTCAAAAATTAAAACATCCGAAAAAACAGCCTCAGAGTTTATATCCGAAGCCATTAATTTTTATTTACAATATTTAGAAAACAATGAACAATAAAATTGCAATTCACCCAACTTTACAGAAGTTTAGAGAAGATACTTACAAGGCTATTATCAGAAACGAAGCCTTAGCTAAATTAAAACAAAAAAAAATAATTCCCTTTAAACCTAAAGAAGATTAACTATAAAACCTAGCATTTAGCTAGGTCTTTCTCTTTTTAATAATTTATGCCTTCTATATTTTCTACTTGGTGATCGTATAGTTGAGCATATTCGATTAAGTTATTTACCCCCAAAATATTGAGATATTTATAGACGTGTTTACAAGCTACTTTGTTTGTTTTGTAAGCAATCTCTAAAAAAAGATAATCGTTACATTCACATTCAATATGATTTTGCATCGGTACTAAAATATAACTATTAACATTTTCTTTATTATGTGCGATATACTCATTATTCCCGAAGCAATGAATCTCAACTTCATTTACTCTTGCTTTTCTGTTTTTTATAATGACTTTTTTTATTTGTTTTTTAGTAACCAAAGAAATTTCATCATTTTTTAAAATCACAATACCGACATCACTCGCATCATAAGCAATTTTTCTTATTTCACTTTCTTTGATTTCTAAATACTGCGATACATTTTTTTTGTTGAAGACTATTTGTGACATTTTTCTTATTTACTCTATATTTGTTACCTCTTATTATAACATATATATAATAAAAAGACAATGTAAAAAAACAGGGATTTTAAAAAAAAGTTAGGCAACAAAAATAGAAGTACCAATAACAAGTTTTAATAAATTCCAGTAACTCATGCCATAAACAGTTTGTTTGTAATAATCAAGATTTCGTTCAAGTAATTTTAAATCTATACTCCTGCCCTCTTCAATAGCTCTTAACGCACCACCTAAAGTTAGGTTTTCCATTCTTTCTA